ATTACCCAACAACTTTTTTTATGATTTCTGAAACTATTTTTGAATCAGCCTTACCTTGATATTTTTTATTAAATTCACCCATAGTTCTACCTGACAATGCGTTTGAGTTTGTCATAACAGGTAATCCAACAATAATCTCCCTTACAGCAGTTTCAATTTCTTCATTAGTCATTTGAGCTGGTAAGTAATTCTTTAATACCAACATTTCTTCCGATTCTTTAACAGCTAATTCAGGTCTACCACCATCAATAAATAAACGAATAGATTCTTCTCTTTGTTTTATTCCTTTATTGATAACTTTAAGAACATCAGCATCCGAAAGTTCAGTTCCATTAACCTTTTCACCTTCAGTAATCTTAGCTTTCAACCCACTTAGAGTCGATTTAGTTATTTCATCTTTGTTTTTCATTGATGAGATAAAGTCTTTTTGAATTTGTTCTTTAAGTGTCATAATTTTTATTATTTCTACAAAGGTAATAAAAAAAATCAGTAATACAAAAATATTACTGATTTTTTTAAGTGAGCGAATAGTGATAATCGAAATCACATCCCCACGTTGGAAGCGTGGTATAATAGCCTTTATACGATACTCGCGAATTTTACGTCCTAGTGGGACGGGTTTAATGTTTTCCATCATTTCCCACTCTGAGATTCCAAGTGAGTAGATTTTAACGGTTTAGTTTTCTTAAAAACAAACACATTAGTGTCTTACCACATAAAAATATAAATCACACTACTGGGAGGGTTTGTGCAATCCCTTTAACCCCAAGAGACTGGCATTTTATAGAACTACAATCAGTTTCTACCCATAGATTTGGATAATCTTTCTTGTAGATATTAGGATGTCCAGTCCAATACCCTACCAAGTTATAAGACATTGGCAGTCTAGTTAGTATCTCTTACTAATTGAGCCGACTGAGGGATTCGAACTCCCGATGTTCTTACGATTCCTGATTACAAGTCAGGTGCAATCAACCAACTATGCGAAATCGGCTTATAAAACGTTCAGAGCAGATAAAAGGAATCGAACCTTCATCCTTGGCTTGGCAAGCCAATGCACTAACCGTTGTGCTACACCTGCATTTATTTCACTAATAAATTGGATTAAATACACCCTCCATTGGAGGATAAGTTTAACTAGTTTTATTCTAAGTGAAATATTATTTTTTAGTAAATATAATTCTCCCATACCACCAATTTTCAGGTAATATGTCAGTTTTTTTTACCTTTTTATTTTCTTTACCATTAGTTATCCAACAAGTCCCATATTGTGAATTATTTTTACCTTTTTGGTTGGTTGAGTTAGCTGACCCTATTTTATGTTTAGATTCTTCCTTATGTTTTTTACCCCTAAATGAAGACCCAAACTTATAATCAGATTTTTTTCGACCTTCGTTATGTAACTCCCTTACGTTTTTAACCCAAATTGGATCGTTCGCATATAACCATTTTATTCTTTCCGTACCCAAAAATCTAGTTTTTTTTGACCCTAAAAAAAACTTTTCTCTATGTTTTTTATCTTTAAAACCACCATTACCACCAGGTTTTAAATTCATACATAAAGATTCTTTAAGTAAATCTTCATTTACGATACTTATTTCTCTTTCTATCAAAGAACTTCTATTCGGTAAGAACTCAAGTATTTCTACTTTATGATTTTCTTTACCATATTTTTTAACTGAATACCATAATCGCTTTCCACTTCCAATATAACCATCTTCAAGGTTATCTGTCGAGTGCATACCAATATAGTATTTTCCAGTTAAAATGTTTGTTGTTTTGTAGATATAATGATATCTTTTTTCTTTTCTCGCCATATAATATAAATAGGCTGAAAAGTACAAAACGTCCAGGGTACCGTCAATTGGATTCGAACCAATAACTTCCCTTGATGAGAGGGGAATTATCCCATTTAACTATGACGGCATTTGTTTCACTAATAATTGACAAATTAAGAGTTTGTTGCTTTTAAGCGTTTGTTTTTATTCTAAGTGAAACATTGTGGAGCTACCCGGCTTCAAACCGGGGATTCAAGATTGCAAATCTTGTGTGTTAGTCAGCTATACCATAACCCCATATTGTTTTTTAAAGATAATAATTTTACTTAAAAAAATCAAATCTTTTGTAGTCCCTATCGGATTCGAACCGATGATCTTCCTCTTGTAAGGAGGATGCTTTACAACCAACTAAGCGAAAGGACTATATCGTAGCTCTAAAGGGAATCCAACCCCTATTCTTTCTTTAGAAGAGAAATGTCTTATGCATTAAACGATAGAGCTATATATTTTATTTATAATTTTTCAAATATCTTTCTTTTTAGATTTACCTTTCAATTGTTGGGTATTTAGAATCCATTTCATCAATCACAGAATAAGGTGAACCGCCAATACCCGAATAACGAATATCTTCAAATCCATTTTCTTTTGTAATTAAAGAATTTTTTTCCTTAATACCTCCATTATATTTATCACCATAACTACCTTCAATTTTTCCGGTAGCTGGGTTGATATCACCCCATTTTGGGGTATGTTCACTTTCAATAGGTTCAATGTAATACACTTTACCTGTTCTGAAAGATTTTACTACGTGTCTACCAGTTTTATCGGTTTCAGATAAAAACTTGGTGTTAAAATCCTTGTCTTTCATATTGCTGTACCTGTAGGATTCGAACCTACGTTGAGAATTACTTCTGTCAGATTAACAGTCTGATACCATCGTCCACTCGGTCAAAGTACATTTTTTATTTCTTTTATTTTCACACTCTAACATATAAATCATATCCCAATACACCTCTGAGGAATATCATTTTTAAATCAAAGAACCTTTTAGTAATCCCAGTGAGATTTGAACCCACATCACACAGATTAAGAGTCTGTTTCTTTACCAATTAAGCTATAGGAGTGTAGTGTTTTTTTTAAATCACTTATAAAATGATTTAAATTATTTTTCACATCATAATCACTTATTCTTAAAATAACCCAACCATCATCGTTTAATCTTTTATTTCTTATTTTATCTTTTTCAATAACACTTTCAATATTATGTGTTGATCCATCAACTTCTATATTTATTTTTTCTTTTAAAAAAGCAAAATCTAAGGAATATCTATATATAGGATACTCTTGAGTCCACCCAACAATATTTTCTTTTATCAACTTCTCCCTAAGTAATTTTTCAGGATAACTTTCTTTTGATGAATGGTTTAATAAATAAGGTATTTTACCTGGATTCTCATCTAAATATTTTTTTCTACTTTTACTTATTTTTTCTTTTGTTTCTTGACTAAGCTTTTTAGGGTTTTTAATATGACTTAATTTAACTGATTCACTTTTAGTTCTAACAACAAATAAACCATTTTTACAACCATAAGATAATCCATTATTACTAATATTAAAGTTTTTAGCCACCTCAACCCAAGTATGATTTTCATCATAGTATTTTTGTATTTCAACCCAATTATATGTAATATATTTACTCATATCTTATTATTTTAGTCCTCCCGCCGAGAGTCGAACTCGGCCCCATAGATTAAAAGTCTATTGCCTACACCAGTTTGCTACAAGAGGTTATTTTTTATATCACCCCCATACCAAGAGAGTGTTTTAATTTGGTTTTCGTTTCATCGTCTTAATCTTTTTTTATTCTTTGATCCAAATGTCGGATTCGAACCAACTTCCCATCATTACAAGTGACGTGTTTTCCCAATTAAACTAATCTGGAATATAACAAAAAACCCTGAACTTTTTAAGGGTTCAGGGTTTTAATATTTATTTTAATATTATTATGTTTTACGTTTTAGACAAAACACTTCCTGAACCAAGTGAGATATTATTTCTACCCCCTTTTGTTGTTGCTTTCGCAGTTACCACCATATTTCTGTTCGTGTTTTTCATATTTGTATTATATAAATAGTATGTTTTTTTCTTTTGTTATACAAAGATATAACTTTTTTTTTAAAATGTCAAACTTTTTTTTAATTTTTTTTCATCCCTTTATGTTTTTTAATCACTTCAATGATTACTTCTACAGGAACATATGGATAAACGGTATCTGTAGGATTATTATTTGATTGAGCATAATCTATAATTAGTTCTTCATATTCAGAAGGAAACCCAATCTCCATTTCGGTAAAATTACTACCAAATTGTCTTGGGTTTGAATATGAAAATTCCCCACCCTGAACTGACATAGAAAATCCATCATTACATTCTATCCTAGGTCTTGGATTCAAACTAATAGTGGTAGTTTTTTCCAACCACTCTTGAAATTTTACACTTACACTAATTTTCGATAAACTCCTCATATTTTTTTAATAATATTATTAAATCGTTTTCTAACCTATTTTTTAATTCAGTTATATCTTCATAATACCAACCATCTAATTCGTAAATTAAATCGTCATTTATTGACATGGACATTCTATTTACCCCTGAATTAAATACATATAATTCATCACTATCACTATTACATAACATTATTGTCCAACCACCTAATTGTTGTCGGTTAGTTAAACTAATATTCCAAGTTAAACCAATATAAGTAAAAAGACGATAAGTTATATTTGAATCATCAACATTTGACACCCAATCATTAGTATATCTTAACTTTTTGATTTGTTTTACACTTCTCATACTTTGATTTTTTAGTAATTTTCATAAAATTTCTCCATTCTTTCCATTACCACATCTAAACTCCAACCACTTGAACTCTTTTGGTCGTTCCAATGAAAGTAACCCATTTGTATTTTCTCAACACTCCTGGAAATTGACTTGTCGTGTACAAATTCTGGCATACCACCATTACCTAAATCCTTGTTGTAGTTACAACGATACTCAACAACTATGTCTTTACCATTGAATTTTTTCGTGTAACGTATTTTAGATTTACCTTTCATTCGTGTCCAACCGTGATTAGACATATAAACATCCATTTGTTCGATAACACTATTTTTTGTTACCTCTAAAAAAGCTTGTCTTTCTTCTTCCTGTTTTTTAAGGAAATCGTAATATTGTTTAACTGTGTTATACATATCTGTTTTGTTAATTACAATACAAATATACCCCTTTTTTTAATATTTACAAATTTTTTTAATTTTTTTTGTGGAATATCTGAAATTCGAATCCAAGCCTTACCCTGTTTAGGGTCTGCACATCCTTATGTGCTTTTATCCCATTCGTACTACCAACCGGATTTGAACCGACAACCTTATAATAAATTAAATAAATGTTTATTATGGTACTCCCTATGGCAATTAGAACAAAGTACCTCACACTTATTTAATTCAGGTATTAATTTATCAAACGATTTAAGATTACCGCCAGATATCCCAAATTCTTTTTCATTACTATCTTTATGATGTAAATCTAACGCACCTACACATCTATTATAACCACATTTACTACACTTACCACCTAAATACTTTAAACATTTAATTTTAATATTCAAACGCCATTGTCTATGCTTTTCATATTGTTTATCACGTAATTCATCTTTTGTTTTAAATTTCTTTGGCGTCTTACCGGTATATTTTTTTACCGTACCATATGAAATACCTAATTTTTTAGCGATTTCTTTTTTTGTAATCGATCCGTCATTTAATTCTTCAATTACTTTAATTAATTCATTAGTTATTTTACTACCCCTATTATTTATAGGGTTGTTTAACCCTTCTTTTTTAAGATGATATGATATTATACCTTTACCTATATTCAGTTTTTTAGATATATCATCATATGACATATTTTCCCTTCTTAATTTTAAAATTTGATCCCTCATATTTATTTATTTAATAATAAATACATTAAAAAACTAAAAAGGTTCAATTGTTGTGGGTACGAGAATCGAACTCGTATGACAAACGTATAAGATTCGCAGCCTAACCATTAACTGAACCCACAATAAAAATACTTCAAATAATATTCAACCAATTACCCTGCTCTCACCAATTGAGCTATGGTAGTATATTATTTGTGGGGACGGGTGGTTACGATCCACCTCCTTCAGTTTTTCAGACTGACGCTTCTACCAAGTTAGCTTCATCCCCTTTTATTTGTACTCCCACCCAGATTTGAACTGGGATCCCCACCTTATCAGGGTGGTATCCTCACCGATTAGACGATGGGAGCGTATATTTTGTATTCCGTACGGGATTTGAACCCGTAATCTTTTCCTTGAAAGGGAAACGACTTAACCATTTGTCCAACGGAACATTTATTTTAGCGGTACCAGTGGAATTCGAATCCACCTGTTTTTCCCGAGTGACAGTCGGGTAGCCACACCTAGCAGCCCCTGATACCATATTTTTAAAGAACTATAAAACAAAAAACCCAAACTTATTAGGTTTGGGTTTCTCTTAATTTAATCTAACTACACTTTATTAGACACAAAGATATCCCAAACTGAGGTTTCTATCCTCAATCACGTTAAATTCAAATATGTTAATAATTGTTGTCATAATCTTTTTTTTTAATTGTTTTACTTTCTTCCTTTAACCCAACCATCTAATTGATAAGTTTCAAGGCCTTCTTTTTTAATCTTTTTGTTAGTACCATCTTTGGTTATCCAACACGTACCGAATTGGCTATTTGATTCACCAACACCATTACCTTTAGATGATTCAGACATTAGTTTCTTAGTTTCTTCAGAATGTTTTTTATTCTTAAAGGTACCTTCAGAAAAACCAGCATTTGAGAACCCTATTTTAGTTTTTAAAATCCAATCATCTTTTAATGTTTTATCATTTTCTAATGATATTCTAAAATTTTTACTTATTTCACTTTGAAAATTATCACCAAATTTATTCTTTAAAAATTCGTTAGTTTTTAATCTACCATTTTTAACACCTTCAGTAAAAAATTTAATTTTATGTTCTTCTGAACTAAAACCCCCATAACCACCTACTTTTAGATTTATACAATCAATTTTAGCAATTTCGTTTAAATTAACAATTTCACCCTCTCTATTTTTTAGTTCTTCTCTTGTTTTACAAAATTCAAGTATTTCCCTAATAAAATTTTCTTTACCGTGTTTGTTAATAGAATACCTTAACCTAGTACCACTACCCAAATAACCATCATCTAAATCATCAGTACTATGCATTCCTATATAATATTTACCACTTAATATATTTGTGGTTTTATATATGAAATGATACTTTTTTTCTTTTCTCGCCATATCTATCTTTTATAATAAATATGCAGAAAAATGTAAAAGTACAAAAAACATTGACTTGGTTGCGGAGGATGGATTCGAACCACCGACCTCAAGGTTATGAGCCTTGCGAGCTACCACTGCTACTACTCCACAATATATTTTCTTACTAATAAATAGTATGTTTTTTTAAATTGTGATACAAATATACTATTTTTTTTCTATTTGTCAAACTTTTTTTTAATTTTTATCCCCATTGTTGGACTGAAAAAAATATTTTATCGTTCATTTCATCAACCACCTCAGCCATTATCCAACCGTGATTTTCAGGTAATTTACTATCATCACCAATAACTTTAAAATATGTCAATCCACCTTCTTCAATTATTCCACCATAAAACAAATCCATTAATTCATCATAAGCTGTTTTTTTAAATCCATAACAACTATCACCGTCAAGATCTTTGGTTTTTTTGAAGTGTTCAGACCATATTAATATTGGTTGATTCGGATCATTATCATCTATTGAAAAATCAAATTCATCCAAATATTTCTTTAGTTCTTCAGCTCTTTCATCGATATATCTTGGAATAAATAATTTACCTTTTTTTGGATTTTCATCTTCTTGGATTACCTTATTAATAATGTTGGTTAATTCTTGTTCTGTTATTTTAATCTTCTTCATATCCATAAATAGTTTATTTTGTTTTATTCTGATACAAAGGTAATATAATTTTTTTATACTTCCAAATGTTTTTTAAATTATTTCAATTTCACTTAAATGTCTGTAATTCAATAACGTATTATAAAAATCTTCTTTATTTTCAAATAACTTTCCTAAATCTCTATCATCTGGATAATTTAAAACAAATATACGATTTCTTAATTTCCCAGCATTTAATTTCTGATACATCCCATATATTTGTTGGGTGGCGTCAGGATCTAAAGCAATAACAATATCAGATTTAGCGTTATCATATATTGCTTTCCATTTAAACTCTGATAATGACTTACCCAATAATAAGAAGTGATTTGGTATTGGTAATCCATCAAATACACCTTCAGTTATATATAATGGTTTTTCCCAATCGATTCTATTCTCATTAAATATTAAATCATCTTTATCGGTGTCAGGGTTTAGATATTTTTGTTTAGCACCAATATATGACCTAGTTGAGAAATAAATAATATTACCTTTCTTATCGTATAATGGAACAACTATTCTTTGCTTATATTTTCCTTCTAAACAAAACCCAATGTTAAATTCTTTTAATAAATCATCGGTATAACCTCTTGATATAATGTAGTTATAAGGTTGAAGGTGAATATAATTTCTTTTATTTATAATTGAAAATGGGATGAATTCTTTTGGGAATTCAGTAATATTTTTATCTTTTTTCGTATATTTTCTCTTATTTATTTGATAATCGTATTCAGGAGCAATTACTTTAAATGTATTATAATGCTGTTTATTTCCAAATTTTTTAATAATCCCATCAATTGTTCCTGGAGTTCTTTCACAAGCCCAACAATGGGATAAACCTTCTTCAAGATTTATTTCAAGATTTCCTTTCCCATCATATTCAACGTTTTTATCTGCCGAACATAATGGACAATCAACAGTTATTTGTGAGTTTCCGTGATATGTTTTTTTTATGTTTCCAAAAATTGAAACAACTAAGTCTGTTATAAGAGAATAATCCATTATTATAAGTATAGGAAAAAGGCATAAAAAAATCCCCTTTATTAGGGGATTTTTTTAAAAATGCTTGTTGTTACATTAATTCATCTAACATTCCATATCTTCTAGCTGCATCATATAATTTCGGATTTTTAATTTTTAAATCACGTCTACTTGTATAATCACCATTTTCAAATTCTTGCCTTATCAATTCAGGTGTCCAAGATGGTTGGAATCTATATGGTATTAATTCATCTAACATACCACGTTTTCTAGCCGCAAAATATAATTTCGGATTTTTTTTCTCTAAATCACGTCTACTTGTATAATCACCATTTATAAATTCTTGCCTTATCAATTCAGGTGTCCAAGATCTTTCTATTCCACTAGGTAATGATTTATTATCATCGAAATAATCCATAGCCCAATCATCCATATAACCAGTCACTTTACCAATTCGCCTATCTAATTGATCGTAAACTTGTTTGGTTAAAGTATCGATAAATATTTTATCACTACTTCTATCAGTGTACATAAAAACATCCCCCCCTCTTTCAATTATTTTCATAATAAGTTCAGCAGAAACTTTAGTTCCCATAGCATATCTTTTAGCTGAAGCAAAATCTGTTATTTTTCTTTTTACAATACCGCCCGGTAAATCTTCATTTTCGTTAATAACTCGTCTAACGATTCTAACGATGTCTGATTCTGTTAATCTAATCATTTTTTTTTGTTTTTTTATTTTAATATAAATAGTTTATTTTTTTAATTTTATTTATTCCACATACCCATAAGATATTCATCATATTCATCTTTAAGTTCTGATATAATATCATCAGTATCATCATATTCATCTGAAATATCCCATTCAATCTCATCAAAAATTCTACTCATCCAATCATATACATCACTATAACCACGTTGCGATATTTCATTAGCGTATTTATTAATAAGTTTTTCAAATCTTCCATTGTTTTCTTTATCATCTAAATTTGATTCTGTTATTTTTTTTAAATAAAGTTCCCTAATAAAAGGAGCAACATCATCAAAAGTAACACCTTCACATTCTTCATCTACATAAAGAGGTATATCCATAACATCTTTTAAATATTTAATAAATCTTTCATATGCTGCAGTATCATTCTTTTCGGGTATAACATCGTCATTCCAATATAGTAAATCCCCACCATTTTTCCTATTAGTAAATGCAAAGTCAATATATGTTTTAATACATTTCATTGGATTACCCATATCTTCATTTTCTTTGATAACTCTTTTAACTATTCTCGTAATATCGCTTTCAGTTAATCTTACAATTTTTTTCATTCTTTTATTTTATTTTAATATAAATAGTTTATTTTTTAATTTTAAAAGTTTCAGGATTTCTTTTTTGTTTATTTGCTGTAGCATAATAAACTGATTTACCTTTTTTCTTTCCATATTGTTTTTGGAATGATGACATTGCCGGTTTATCATATTCTTTAACCATATCTTCAATAAGATTGATTAATTCTGTTTCTGTAAGTTGTATTTTCTTCCCCATTTTTATGTTTTCTTTAATTTAAATTATTACCAATAACCACCAGTCATTCTACTTGGACCTGTCTTAAAAGCCACTTTCTTTTCAAACTTATAGTTTTTATCATCCTCATCAGCGTCATAATCAGGGATTGAGAAAGAATCTCTTACTTCTTGATCCGAATAATCATCAACTTCATCTTGAGTTAAAACCAATTCCTTTTTCTTAAATGTTTCACCATTAGATTTTTCAATATCATAACCTGGAATATCTTTCTTCCAAAAGTCATCAAGTTTAACATTATATGGATATGAATCTAAACTTCTAAGTTCTAACTTTTGTTCAGGTGTTTTCGGCATTGTTTTTTCAATCTTATTTTCCAAATCATCTATTTTAGATAAGATTTGTTCCATATTACCTAATTTAACCTCTAAACTAGAAATAGTGTCCATAATTTTAGTTAAATTATCATCACTATCAACCACCTTTTCTTCAACGTCACCAACTTTATTTACAATATCTGTAACATTTATACCTTGAGTATCTTTACCTGATGTTGGTTGTTGTTCTTCAACTGGATTGTCTAAATCAACGACATCAACCATAGTTGTATCATCAGCAGTTTCAAATGGTTGATTACCTTCATCTTCTTTTAAGTAATACTTATATCCAAGTATATTATTGAATCTTTTTAATTCTTTTTCTAATATCGTTTCTTTCATAGTAATAAATATGCTAGATTTATTATTTATAATATTCCGTAAGTAATTTCTCTGATCAATTCTCTACCATCTTCAACAACTAATTTTTTGTCAATTCTTTCTACGAGACCATCTTTAGTTGTGATAACTACTTTTTCGTTATCTTTTTTTTCTTTGTTTTCAACTTCAATGAAGTCATTAATATTTTGAGTTTCCATAATTATATTTTTATATATAAATAGTTAAATTATTTAATTTCACCGGCAATTATTGCATCATATATTGATTGTAAATTAGCCAAACCCCTCCTGTATGAATTACCATCTTCATACTCTTGTATCGCCTTTTGTAATGTCCAACCAGGTCCAGCCGTTAAATTATAAGCCACATTATACGCATCAGTTAAATCAGTAAAACTATTTAAGGCATCTAACCCTTTCTTACCCGACATATTACTATATTTATCTTTATCTTTTAACGATGAAAGAGTTTTAATATTATAATCACCTAAAACTTTTGCAGCTGTATCAGGATCCGTTATTTTACTTGGCGTATCTTCTAACCCATACTCCCTATATACCGCTCTACCGGTTATTTGATTAAATCCACCACCTCTATATTTATAACCATCACCATCAGGGCTATCATCAAAAGTTATATTATTAAAAACTATTGGTTCTATATTCTGAGGTTTATTACCTAAGTAAGTCCCATTTTTTATTTTTCTTCCATAATATACTTTATTATAATACCTTATAGGATTTTCAGCCATAAATTTAATAGTATCATCACCGGCAGGTAATATTTCATTTATAAATGTTTTATTACCCCCAAAAATTGATTTTATACCTCCTTCTCCATCAATTTTTTTAGTATATGTCTGTTCTCTAACCGGTTTTAAACCACTTTCTTTTGACGCAACCGCCATTATACCGGCAATCATTTCTACGCTAGTGTAACCAAGCGTTTTTAATGTATTATATATATTATTTGCATTAGTTTTAGCTGTAGCTGATAAATTTTTATAATAATTATTACTTGGGGTTACGGTAGATAAAACATTACTAACACCTTTTTCCAATATTTCTTTTGTTAATGTAGAAACAAATTCACTTACTAATGGGAAGTTTAGACTTGACATTCTAACACCTTCAAAGTTTGTTACGACATTGTTTGGTTGTATTGAATGGGATACTTTTGTTATTAGATACAAACCACTAAATAGTGGAATATATCTTAAATAAAAATACATTGTTGGTTGTATCATCATATTACCTAACGATTCAACTTTACAAGTATAACTTCTTCTAGATAAAATAGGATATATGTTATTACCTATTGTTTGAACAGATCTATTTTGTTTTTGAGATGTTAATTGATCCCAAACAGTAATACTTTCATTTGTCTCCCTAAATTCAGCCTGATCTAAACTAATACCTCTAAACATATTTTGGTTTTTAATACCCATATCAACAAAAAAAGCAACAGGTTCATTCACCTTATTAGTATCAGTAAGATCATTAAATGGGGATTTAGATGGACTTTCAAATCTTTCGTTTGAGAAATCAATTTTAACAACATCAGGTATATGGTTTTGATTTTCATATTGATACGACGCATTCTTACCCACATATTGCATAATAAACACAGGTGATGTAGATTGAAAATCAAGTGTATTTATTGGTTTAAATAACCCATCAATTAAAGCATTTTTGTTGGAGTTAGCTGTTAAACCACCAAAATTGATATATGATGTTAATGGGTGAAAAATCATTTCATTCATTTTAGCCAATTCACCTATAATACTATATAAACTATTTTTTGAATTTACTTTCTCATAGTAATCTTTTAACACCCTAAAATCTAACAATAAATCACCCCCAATATCTCTATTAATTCTATCAACAAAAAAGAAGTGATCGAATAAAAATTCTCTATTATCATTATATTTTAATTCATTATTTGAATCCACATCACCTTCTAACCCCCAAGTATATCTAAGCCTATCACCATCTTTCTTATCAATAACCCACTTATCATTTACATTCTTGAATGTTTGATATAAAGATTTTTTTAAATCACTAGCTGTTTTTACCGCTACGGCATTAGATCCGGATTCAGGATTATTTTTATCATTTTTAATTATTTTCACCTCAATTTCGGTAATTTTTCTTTGGAATCCTGTTAAATATTTTTTAATTATAAAAGCCTGATTATAAACATTGTATCTAATACCATTATATGTGACTTGTGAAAAAATCCCGTCTTTGGTGACATTTGTATCCCACTCATTATTATTTGTCCAATATTTTAACCAAACATCATATAATTTAGACAATCCGTTTGATTTCGCAACCATTTGTATTTCAACATCAAAAAACTCTTTAATTAAAGAATAAACAACTTTTAATTCTTTTCCATCCATTTTTTTAACAGATTCGCTTACATTACCATTATTCCTAAATACGATAGTATTACCATTTTTATTTATGGTAAAAGGAACAATAGCGTTGTCCGAATTAGCATTTTCTGTTTGATATATATCTATATCGTATAAAATATGGTTTTCACCTACTCTAGTTAAACCATTTTGTATTGTTTCAGCTATAAATTCTACTAATTCCTTATATACTTCTAAAAAAGCTTTTCTATTAGCTATATAGATTTCGTCTATATTTTCATACGAATCAGGGTTGTTTGGGGTTGTAAATGGAAAATAATAATTATATTTAGTATTAAATGGATTTTTATAATCACCATCACGGCTCATATAAAATCTATTATTAAAAAATAAATAACTTAAAGCGTTTACCATTTTTGTTATGTGTATTCCATTAAATAAAGTAAAATCACTAAAATCATCTAAAACACCTGGGAGATATTTTAAAATAGTTTTAATCGTATTTTCAGCGGCTTGTAAATTATATAAAACATTTTCTAATGAAGTTAAAAGATTAGTATCATTATTCAAAAGAGTTTTATTATAAACCATTCTTTCATCTTGTTTTTCCATAAATGGAAAAAACATCGCCTTTAACGATATTTCATTTGGGTATTCAAATTTTTCTTTTCCATATTTAATAAATCCATTATTCCCAACTTTAACCGAACCAGCACCATAATCGGCCGATAAACTTATTACATTATCTTTAATCTCAGGAACAAATCTTAAATTATTTAAGGTATCATATTTTTGTTTTAATTTTTTTATACCTTCAGTTTCCACAATATCGGTGAAATAATTAGATTTATAATTTTTAAGGTATCTGAATTTTTGTTTTATATCGCTTTGTATTATACTAACTGTTTTGTCGTAATATATTACTTTATCTTTACTTTCATCTATAATTTGTAATAACCCTAAAGGTTGATTATTATAATTATTATCTTTACTATCATTTATCCAAGTTAAATTATTTTTTAAAGTAGTTGCGTAAGTTTTTATCCCAGTTTCACCTAATATTTTATATAGGTTATTAGCATCCATTTCACCAAATTTTTCAACTTGATCTATTTTACCAATACCCCAAGAATTACTTGAAAGTAATAAAGCATGTTCAACGATATCATATAAAATATTTTTAATTGAAAATGGTGTTGTTGTCGGTGAATATTGTTGTGAGTGTATTGGGTTAAATAAAATTTGATCCGCTATTAATGCCGTGTTCGTATCTGTTTTCCCTGTTGATTCTAATAATCTATTAGTGGTTTTAGTCGCATTTAAATAACTTTCAACAAATTGTCTTTCAGGGTAATCATTTTTATTTAGTAAGGGTAAATCATCAAAATAACAAATTTCATAGTTATCATTAAATAAAACAGGCCAAGGATAAATTTCTTCTAATTGTTTACTTTCAACTCTTTTTGGATTACCATCATCCATTATATTTTTTAACTTATTTTTCCTATTAAAAGTATCGGCAGCACTTTGAGTTGTTTCCGTAATTAAATCCAAAAATAATTCAAAGTTATTACAAATAATCAACATTATATTTCTTATTGTTGGTGTAAAACCTAAAAATTCTTTAAGTTCAGATTTAACTTCATCATCAAGTTCTTTTGTTATTTCGTTATTTCTATTATTTATTATGTTTTTTGAGTTTTCAAAATATAGTTTATAACTATTAATAATTTCATTTGATATTGGGTTAATTGGACTATCGGTAGGGGCTGTATTATCACATTTTAATTGCCCACCGTAATTAGGGAAATTAATAAATAAAGAATCACCATTTATTGTTTTAACCTTTTCGTTGAAAGTATTATTTAGTACGGTTGTTTTAGTAACTTCATCATATATTCTTTGTATAAGATCAATAAAATTATCTAATGAAGCCTTTTCCCTAAACTTTTGATTTTCTTGGTTTAGAACCGATACAAACGTATTTAAATCTTTAGATTTGTTAATTAAATCAACTAAAGTAAAAACATTGCTATTAATAATGTTAGTTATTTCATCACTCATTTCAGGGTATTTTTTAGCCTGTAACTCAAATTTTTTAATTAACCTATCTTTCCCTGACTTACCATTTATTTCCATTTGAGATGCCACCAAACCATATTGCACATTTAAGTCAGATAATAACGCATATGTAAATCCAACAAACTCACAAGTTATCTGAAAATTTCCTGTTGAATAGTCAAATCTAGACGAATATTTTAATAAATGTAATAAGTATTTAACAGCTTTACCATAATAACCTTTAACTTCTAAAACAAACATAGGGTATGGGAAATTAAAAAAAGCCCCATACGGTGAATCTTTAGGATCTTCATTTAATGCCTGACCTCTAACATCTGTCATTGTTATTGTTACTCTCGGAACATAAGATGTATCATATGTTATTTGAACTGAGTTAATACCTAACATTTCTTCACCATTTGGTTTTCCTGAAGCGTCTAATTCAGTCCAATCCGTTGTAAACTTATCTTTATCTTTATTTGGTTTAAGAAAATTAATTCTAGCCGAAGCAACAGCTTGTGTTTTAACACCATCAGAGTTTGAATTCATTATGTAAGATCTGGGTCTAGTAAAAGCCCTTAGATTACAATACATAATCAAATCTTCTTGATTTACCGCATTATTGTTATTAGGATTAGTTCCAAACCCATAGGCGGAATATTCACTACCACCAATATTTTCATTAGGATCGTATAGGTTTAAATTACCAATTGTTATTACACTCATTAATATCCGTATAAATTAAAATAATTATTTATTGCAGAATTATAATCTAATAAGCTTGCTTGTAAAGGATATGGGACATTTAATATCGTTTGATCTGGTATGTTAATTTCCAAAGCACCATATTGAGGGTTAGCCATCATTATTAACCAACCATATGTAGGATTACCATAAAAATCATTACTAATTTTATCTAACCTAGAACTACCAACACTATAAAAATATTGCTTATCGGTAGATTTCTTTGGTAACTTAACAAATGGTAATGTCCTATGTTTATTGTTTATAAATGTTTCTTTATATCTATCCATATTTTTTATATTTAAACCCTATCTTGATTCATCATACTTGGAACTTGTTCGACACCAATATTATTATTTGTATTAGTATCGACAATTACATCTAATTCTGTTGGTCTAAAATTAGCCTCTTCAATCATTTCCATTTCCTCTTGTTTTCTTTTAGCCTCAGCGACTTCTTGTTTATTTATATTTTCTAATATTTGATTTAGATATTCTTCCTCATCTTTACTCAATTTAGCTCTACTGTCATATAAATTAGTATTGGCGAAATAGTTGAATGAAAGAGCGTTTTGTAATTCATTAATTGGACCACCTAAAGAACTTCCACCAATATAACTGAACTGAATATCCACATTAGCTATCATAGGTTGCACACCAATACCTTCATAATTCATATCCCAAACTAAAGGATCGTAAGTTATATTTATACCATTTATAATAATTTTAGTATGGTAAAAATCACCAATTCTTAATATACAAACAGGTGGAGGTCCAAACACAGTATTTGTTACAACACTCGTATCAATAGAATCACCAGCCTTAGCGCATTGTTGTAAAAATGTTAATCTACTATTAAACCCTTCAGGTGTTGTCGAATGAAATGCCGGATGAAAGAATTTTAATTTTTCAATTAACTTATCATATAAAAACGGTGAGTTTGATTTTAATTCTTCAAACATATCACATTCCTTATTAAATGGTTGTAATACACCGGCTCGCAATCGCCTAAATAATGAATTATAGTAATCTAATTTTAATTGTAATTCATTACTATTTTTACTTGTTTGTTCAGCTAAATTACTAATACTACCATCAGTATAACCTATTTTAATTTGAGCCCCATTAATAACCGCATAACGATATAAGTAAGATTCTTTAGCGTAAATAGATCTTGGATTATTTTCATCATTAAGTTGATTTTTATTAAGATTATTATTTAAATCCACCGTTGGTGTTTCAACCACATTACCAATATCTAAAGTATTACCTTCAGATTTTTTTAAATCGGCATTAAATATTATACTATCAACATTAAATGCAGGATTTTGTTCCTTTATTTTATCTTTAATATATTTAGCTAAAGTGTTTTTTCTTCTACTTGATAGATTAGCGTTATAACTACTAACATCTTGATTTAAAAATGATGTATTACTTTCAATTGGAATTGTGACACTTAATATTTTAGTATCTAAACCCTTATCCGTAATTTCTTTAATTTTTTCACTAATAGCAGTAATTAAATTATTTAAATCAGCCCAACCATTAGGTAATGTTTCACTAAAGAATGTTCTTGTAGTCCCACTATCACCCCAACTATTATTTTGGTTTTCTACCAAATATTCTAATTCCCTACCTAAATAAGTGGTATATAAAGCATTTAAATCAGGATCTTCAAAAGTGGCTGAACACCTTATATTTGATGACCTATTATCTATATTAACTAAAGTACAATTACCAGGTAAATCATTTTCATAATAAACTTTAGGATTACCACTATAAATTAAATCTAACGTTGTTTTATTTTTATTAATTAATGCGGTTAGATTATTAATTTCATTGCTAGTAAATTGTTTATATTTTTTTAATAAATCCTCAATTGGGTAATTAATACAATCATCAAAAAAAGCTTCTAATTCACCATCAGCCTTACCATAACCTTGAGTATTATAAATACCACTATTAAAATGATTCACAATTGATGGATGATCCACAACAATCTTAAATCCTAAAGATCCGCTTCTTGATGAATTATTATACGTATATATCGGTTCAGGCCTACCCACAAATTCATTCGCAGTCCAATTAACGGTAGTATTATCACTAAATGATATATTATACGGTGGAAACCACATAATTCTACCACCATTAGGTCCAACTTCACCACAAGGTAAAAATACTTTAGCACCTCTCCAAGCTAAGTTTTCAATTGATAACATATATCTTTTAGCTATTGTTGGGTCCAATGTTCTTTCACCATATTCATCAATAATTGAGTTTTGTTTAGTTGGAGCTATTATCGGAATACCATTCTTATCTAATGTGGTGTATTTCGTATCAGTCATTAAACCCCTACCATAACCTCTATAACCTTTTCTAACTAAATCACTTATTTGATTGTAACCTTTATCTTTTGTCCATACCCTACAAAACTCTTTATTTTCAATCGGCCATTTAACCGCATTACCTTTAGACATACCCCTTAAACTCCTTGTGGAGTTTCTTACAACATCACCTATAATATCATCTCTATTAGCTAATGTCTGAGTTGTACATAATATACTATCACCATTAAAACTAAACTCACCTGATATATTTATTGAACCATCCCAATTTTGTCCATCACTTCTAAACGGATCATCACTAGTTATTCTAGGATTACCAAAATCGGTATTATCTCTTAAAACTACATTAGTTTCCCAATAAATATCATCATATTCACCAGGTTTTATAGCTATTGTACTAATTCTACCACCTTCACCCGTACCATCAGCATTACTATCATATTCTACAAAATCATCACTTAATTTACCACTTCCCAATCCACTATTATCAGGACTATCATTTAATCTTACAGGATCAGTATTATCAACCACGTAATTAGAATCAGGTTCTTTAACAGGTAATCCTAATATACCACTAATTTTTTGTGTTGTAGTATATTTTCTTTGAGAATCAATATATAAATTAGATTTTGGTTTTGGTACAAGTGCAGAAAATAAATCTAACGTATCAGGATCTCTTAACCATTCAGGTGTAAATTTATTATAAGATATAGTGTTATACATCTTAAATAATTGTCCTGTACTTGTATATCTTAATAGTGTTTTATTTCTCGGTAGTTTAGGCGGGATTAACCTATCTGGATTAGTATCACATTCAGTTATATCACCACCAAATATATTTCTACCAAATAAAGTATTTATACCGTTTTTAATCGTATTTACTACACTACTACCAATGTTTTCTTCAGGTATTGGACTTATACCCGGATCTATACCTGATAACCTTCTTACCACATCAAATGAGGTTAAAAAACCAGGTAATGTTGTTATATCATAACTTAAAGTAAATGGTGGTACCTGACCCTTTAATAACGCTACACCAGCACCCAATGGATCATTCATAGCGTCAGTTGTATTACCAAACCTACCCTCAAGTTCTTTTGTTTGAGCTCTATCTAATCTATTCTGTATTGTTTGTTTTAAGAAAATATATCCACCTTTACCTAATTCAGAATCACCTTGAACCGATAATGGTAATCCATCCGAAGCTAAATCAGTTATTAAATTAAATGTTGCAGGTAATTCTGACCTACCATTAGCATTGAAACCATAACTTAAATCGTTTTTAGTGAATTGTGTTTGTCCGATAAAAGGGGTTAAAGATTCACCAGCAGAATTAGTTGGATCACCAAGATTTATTAAATAACCATCAAGTGTTCTTTGATTAGGTAATTGAATATCGTTTTGAATATCAACTTGAGTTCTTTCTTGACTTGAAAACTTATTTATTTGCTCCGAATAGTTATAATTTCCTTGTTCTCCGATTACGAAATAACCATCAACAGGATATTCATCACTACCTGTCGTATCCGGAACTTGTCTTATATTATCTAAATTAATATCTTTACCAACATCTTTAGTAGTGTATTTTACATACTTATTAGCGTCTTTACCTTTATTTGTTAATTCAATTTGATTGTTTGATATTGAATCAACGCCCGGTGTATTATTCACCATTAAATTACTTAAAAATAAAGCCCTACCTGTTTGAACTTGTGTTACATAATTAATAAAATAATCTATACTACCAGTATCAGCATTTGATAATTCTTTTATTAAAATATTTTGAAATAATCCGACCCCATATCTGTTTATAAACTCAGGTATTTCCAAGTTTTTAGTTAATAAATTAGTTTTAGTTGGCTCAATAAAGTCGTCCAACTTAGAATTAATTACATTTCTTAAAATATTTGCAACCGCACCATCTGTTTGTAAGTCATCAAATAATGCGTTATATTGTCTTGAACCGGAATTAAGGTATTGTAACGCATCATCTTCAGATAAGTTTTTAAGTATTTGATTTTTTTGCGTTAAAATATCACCTTTAATTTGTGGGTTCGTAACCCCATTATCATCAATTAAAGTTGTCTTAATTTGATTTACGTTATTTCTTGTAGGTAAATCTTCAACTATATCAAATAAATTGTCAATAACATTTCTTCCGTGATAAGCAACTAAATCATTTGGTTGAATATTTTTAGTTACTTCGTTTTTTTGCGTTTGTATTTGTGTCTCAATTAAAAGATCACCAACAGGATTTTCCAATCCAGTGGGAACAAGATTTTTAACGTTATTTATATTTAATAACGCAGTTTTTCTTATAGCATCATCAAGTATTTGATGATAATCATCCATTTTATCAGGTGATATATCAAAACCTAATAATTTGGCAATTTGTATTTTTGCTTCGTCTGTTAATTTGATATTAGAGTTACTCATTTACAATAAATAAATGGTTTTTAATTTTTAAACAGTTCCGTTATTTAATTCTAACATATTATTTGATACTAATTGTAAAATACTATATCTGAATTCAGGGTTATTAATTAAATCTCTTCTCATATCTAAACTAACCCCCATACCTAAATCTAATTTTAAAGTTCCATTTATATTAACATCTGTTACGCCACCCATACCATTTTTTCTTAAATACGCAGTATCATCTGGAGCTCCTTGAGCAATTGGTCTTAAACCCCTAGGTGTTGGTTTTGAAATAACTAAACCATTTGGACTGATATCACCATCATTAACTTGCTCTAAGTCGTTGAAAGACATTATATCTTTTCCTCGTTCATTTTCAAACCTTAAAAATGATCCCAACCTACCAAAACTATTATTCCAAGCAACCATTAAAACACCACCTAACATTTTACCTAAGCTAGTTAAAGCATCCATCATTGTCGTGTTTTTATTTGGATCGAACAATCTACCAATCCATTCACCAACACTTTTAATACCTTCAGTTATACTAGTGAGAAAACTATCTAAACCACCACCTTCAATCATACCACCAACCACATTACCAACAGTTTCCATAGCCTTAGTTAAGTTTTCAGCAAAATCGGTTCTATCTAAAACAGCGATAAGTTTATCCATTATTGGTGCAAACCCAGCCTTTAAAATTTCAAATAAATTTTTCATCTTATCAAAGAATGTTAATCTTTGAGTTGCGGCGTCTGCCAATTTTTTTTGTTCACCAATAGCTTTCTTTAAATTTTCAGGACTTAAATTTTCCAATAATTCCATATTATCCCCAACTAAAATTTCAAACTTACCAGTACCCTTGTTTAATTGAGCCAAATTTTTAATTGTTTCTCTTTGTTCTTTTTCAAACGCAAATAAATTTTTTACTTGACTTAAAGCTTTTTCTTGTCTTGCTAATGTTAAAGCACTTTCAGTCATTTCATCAATAGATATACCTGTTGCTTCAGCAACTTTTCTCAACCTATGTAATTCCATTGCAGGTATTTTGAATTCACCTGACGCTTTATCAAACATAGCAACACCTTTAGTTGCTTCAATTAAGGATTTTTGTAATCCTTCCATATCATTTCTTGCTTGGTATATTAACTGCATTGGATCACCTAAAGCAGCAAAACTACCACCTAATACTTGTAATTGTGCAGATAATTCAACAGCACCTTCCAACTCAAATAACTTTTCAGATAAACCAAATACGGATTCCATACTCATTTTAACTGACGTTGCGGTTTGAGCCATTTGAGCTAAGTTTTTAGCCCCATCCTTGAAACTATATTTTTGAGCTGTTTTTAAACTACCTTCAATATTTTTTAATACTTTAGAAGAGTTTAGACCGAGTTTTTGATTGGTGATGAAAGTTGTTTCAACTAAATCTTTAACATCAGTCATATTATAACCAAAGGCCTCAAAAGAAGCTGCCATTCTACCCGCACCATCAGCACCTAAGTCAGTTCCAAGTGCAATTTCAGTCATATCACCCATCATCTTGCTAGATAATACAACACCCCTACCTAAAGCATCGTTATAAGCTTTCTGACCCGCCAACATATCAGCAATATGAACACCCATTGATTGTGTATGAACAGCAGTTAATGCGGCTTGATGTCTTAAATTCATCATCTGTTCTGATGTCATACCAACATCAACGGACAATGCTCTAGCCGCTTTATCTAACTTATCGTAATAATTAATGAAGAAGTCTTTAATTTCAGAAAATATACTACCAAGTACGCCGGCAACCGGAACCATTCTACCTATAAGTCCAGCCATTGCCTTACCACCAATTACGGATCTACCAATACTATCGGCAGCCGCTTGATTTTCGGCATACTCTTGTTTTTTTAATTTGATTATTTCTTCTAAATTTTTCTTTCTTTCACCTTCAGCTTTGTCTGCTATTTTTTGTAAATCCCTCATTGAGCGGTATAAATTATCGTTTTCTTTTTGTATTTTACGATAAGCTTCACCCGCTTTAATATTCTCTTTTAACCCATCAAATGTTAATTTTCTTGTTTTTTGTCTTAAATCATATTCCTCATTTAATAATTCATTTTCAATTCTTTTTAAGTCATTTAATCTATCTAATAACTCTTTTTGTTTTTCAATTTCTTCAGTACCAGCGTTTTGAAATGAGTTAGTTCTTTCAATATTAGCGTTGATTTGGGTAACTAAATCATTAATTTCCCTATATATATTTAAACTTTCTTTAGGATCTCCACCTGTAGCCATAACTATTTAAGTATTAAGGTTTGTTAATTACATTTAATCTAAATTGATACTTCTTGTATTTGTTTTTATCTACAAGATCATTTATATCCAAAGCTGTTAAGTATGTCATATCATAAGTATTAGGTGTATATATAACACCTGAACTTGGTGATTTTTTATTATATATAATATCATTATATTTAACTAAATATTTATTGTTTGTTAGAATAAAATCAACAGAAAATAAATCCGGATAACCTGTCGTTGTTTTCATTTTAACATTACCTTTAGTAAAAATTTCTTTTATTCTTTGGTAATCATCCACACTAACTTTAAGATATTGGAATCCTGTGTAATTATCTCTCGTAGTAAAAGATATTGTTATTTTATTAGTTTTATCTTTACCCTCAACATCATCACGAGTTTGTCTTGATCTAGGGATATTAAAACCTATTTTATCCGCAGCTTTTTCAACATTTTTATTAGCCAATCTAGCACCACCAATACCTTTATATTCTTTAGGTGATCTGATAAATCCTGGTGTTAGTTGTTTACCAACATTAGCAATTTTAGAATCAACTCTACCACCACCATCTCTAGTAATTTTAAAATCATCAGCTTCTTTTAATATTTCATTAAATAAATCTATAAGTTTCATATATATAAATATGTTTAAATAAAAAAACCGCAATTATTTATTGCGGTTTTCCATTTCTTCAAATTGTTTTATAACCCTACCAATTAAATATCTTTTTGTTTTAACAGGCATAGATAAAAAATCATTCCAAGTTATATTCCTATGATGTGATAAAAAATCAAATTCATCGTATAGGTTTTCTTCAGTATTAAAAATCAGGCCAGAAGAAAGAAAGGCTGATTGGTACTGAAGTACGAAAAAATTCTCCACTTGGAGCCTCAACCTCCAAGCCTAAATCTAAACCAGGTTCTACCCTATTATATTCTTTTCTAATAGCGGAACTATCACCAATTCTCATATTTAATATAAATTGAGCAATTCTACCTTTATCTCTATCACCATCAATTTCCATTATCATTCTTTCTAATTTTTTTGTCGATGTTTCATCAACATAAAATTTCATCATTTTCTTTTTCTTTTCAATTTCCTCATCAATTGATTCAATATCTTTAGTTGTTAATAATCTAAATTTAATGGTGGATTTTGATAGGGGTAATTTCATAGTGTATTCATTATTATTATCAGGATCAACCAATTCTTTATATTTTATATTACTTAAATCAACCTCATATTCAAATTCTTCCCCTGTTTTAGGATCAGTCAATTTAACAGGATATATATTACCATAACCACTTGTTCTTAAAAAAATATAAATAGCATCCCTATCACCCGGTAATAATTCATTATGTTTAATATCCTTATCCATTATTTTTCTATCCAATAAAACATCTAACGCTTTACCTGATTTAAGTAAATTTGGTGATAATAATATGTTTTCATCAGCCGCGGTTAAATATGATACTTTAACAGATGATTTTTTATTTGTATAAAATAACCCTTTGCTTGGTAAGGGTATAACGTCATATGGTTCATTACTCTCTTGAGCAGCTCCAATAGCTTTTAATTGATCTAAATTCTTTATATCTAATTCCATACATTATATATATGAAACTTTTAGTTTTTGTAAATATTTACTTATTTACCGTAATAAGGGTTAGGGTTTAATTTAGATTGCATTTTTTGTCTCAACTCTTCAGTTCTACCAGGATAATTAGTTTGAGTTGGTTGTGTTTGATTAGGTGTTTGTTTATTTTGAACCCCTTGAGTTGGTTGTGTTTGATTAGGCGTCGATTGAGTTTGAGTTGGTTGTATTTGATTTGTTTTTTTATTAAAAAATAAATTACTATCTTTAGATAAACTACTCTCATTTAATTTCAACATTTTTTCATTTGCACCTAAAAATTCTTTTAAGAAATACATATACTTATAAGCTTGTTCCACCAAAACACTTTCATTTCTTCTAGGAGATGAAAATAACTTTTCTAAATCTTTTATCGAATTTTCAATATTTTTATTTATTGATAATCCGATTCTCTTTAATTTAAGATTTTCTCGGTTATCCCCATTTTTACCTGTATAGTATTGAGCTTTAGGTATTTTAATATATTTAGTATTTAGATTTAAAACCTTAGTATTTTGATCTGTAAAATCAGCTAAAAGATATAAATATTCAGAAACATCCACGTTTCTACTTGGGTAATTTTCTACAATTTTTTTTATTGAGTTGTCAATAAAATTATATACCGATAATCCAATACTTTTTAATTTAGTTTCATCACCTAAATTTTTTATCCCTTGATAACTTGTTCTTTTACCATCACCTGTCACAATATTTTTAATGTTTGACCCAACAGCTTTAATTTGTTTAGTTCCGGCAGATACTTTAGCACCTAACCTATCAAAAAAACCTTCATTTAATAAGGTATTATATTGTTCTTCTGTTATTTTAATTTTCATAAATTTAATATTTTTTATCTAAAGTAATCACCTCTAATAGAACCACTAACTTTTGTATCGAATCCAACACCGGTTGGTTTTTTATTTGAGGTTTCTTGACTTACAGATTGTTCAGTTTCATCTCCTTCAGGTTGATTACCACCACCTTGATTTGATTGATTAGAACCTTGTTGATTACCACCTCGATTATTTACTTGTGGATTTGTACCTTGAGTTGTTTGTCCCCCTGATTTACCACCACCTTTAACTACACAATCATAAGCTTGAATAAATAAATTCATAGGGGCTTTAGCACTACCATAAGCACCTGTTAAACCAACATCTTCTTTATATGCCATAATAATTCTACTTACTAATGATATCGCTTTAGCTATCGCTTGAACATTTCTACTTCTAGCTATTTTAGGATCTTCAGCTTCTTTTACTAATTGTTCAAATGGAATTACTTTACCAATAGTTGCTCTATTCTGAATAATTAAATTACCTATTTGCATCATATCCTCTTGAGCCGCCTTTAATGTATCTTTACCTTGTGAAATTGAAGTATTAACCAATAATTCCATAGGTTTAACTAATGCAGATACATTGGCTTGTTTAAATGCTTTAACCACTTTATTCCAAGAATTAACCGCATCTGTCTCACCGGCTTGTAAAGCCCCACCTTTAGGTGCGTTTGTTTGTGTTACGTTAGCAGCATTTGCAGTATTCCAAGCCGCACCCGCTTCTTTTAATTCAATAAACTCCCTAAGTAAATTATGAACAACAGCATCAATACTAGATTTTAATTGTGACTGAGTTAAAGGTTTAGAATTAGGAAATCTACCTTGTTTTTGTTGTGTTGGTTGTGGTTTATTTGGTTGTGTTGGTTGTGGTGATGTTTTTGTTGGTTTAGTTGGTATTTTAACAACACCTTTATTAATCATTTCGTTTAATTGAATAGTAGCCTTAATTAGATTTTTTACACATTCAATATTTATACCTGTTGTACCACCTTGTTGGTTTTGTTTATCGCCACCTTTACCATCAGTTTTAATAATACCTGATGATGGGTTTTCTTGGGTTGGTTTTAAATCAACTAATGATTGGTATAAGTCATTTAAAGTTTTAGCTCTTGATTGTTTTTGTCCTTTAATTCTCATACCCTTTACAAGAGCACCCGCAGCTATTAAACCAATACCTAAAGCACCTACGATTGGAGCTGCGGAACCAGCAGCGGTTTTAATTAATACTTTCTTTAATATAGGGACAGTAACTTTTTTAGCTATTGTTTCTACAACAGAACCACCCGGAACTGTTACCAAAGTATCACCAATACTTCTACCTGTTCCAGCCCAATCACCTTTAAACATTTCACCTAAACTTTTATACCCATCAGGATTGTTTTTAATTTGTTCTAATACTTGTTTAGCAACATCAGGATTTCTAAATATACCACCTTGTTCTGTTAAAGCACCAATACCTTTATCTAAATCACCATTACCAACTTTTGTAACAGCATCTAAAAATTGTTGTGGGGTTGAATTTGGGTTTAATCCCGTTCCCTCAAACATATTTAACCATTGAGTTAAACCTTGTCCTGGTTGTATAGTTCCAATAGTATTTTTTAAATATTTAACTTTTTCTTCTTCTGTTGGAACTTCAATGAATCTTTGCCCCCAAACTGAATCCATTAACCAACTTAAACCACCTAAACTAACACCAAGTCCTGATAATAATAAAGGTAATTTATTTGATTTAAGAGTTTTCATTCTACTCGAATCAAAAGTTCCTGTCTTACCAGCTTGATTTAATTTAGCACTTCTCGGTTCAGCCTCATCTAATAATTCATATTCAGTAATTAAATCACCTTCAATATTTTCATGATCCATAACACTAAAAGCCGCAGTTAAATCAGTATCTAAAAACTTTTTAACATACGTTCTTAAATCACCAATAATAACATTAGCAGCGTCAATAGGTAAAAACTTAGAATCTGTCGGTGATAATTTAGTTGAAGCGACAATTGAATCGTAAGCTTGTGAAACTAATATTATACACCTTAAAAAAGATACTCTGGACTTATTATTTGGGAATTCAGAATCAATATCACGAATATCCCTATCTAATTGTTGAATTATTTCATTACCTTTTTTTGTTAATAAATCTCTGATTTTACCTTCAGCATTAGCAGTTGATTGAGTTTTACCTAATATTTTACCATCAGCTTTATATCTGCCTAATTTAGATAGAGCATATTTAGTTGTTTCCCACCAACCTTCATTTAATAATTCTTTGTTTATATCCTCTAATATTAAATCTATTTCTTGTGATTCATTTAATGGTTTAACACCCATCACTTTTCTATTTCTATTGATTTCTTCAATTAATATTTTACTCATACATATAAATAGACAATATTTTAAAAATAAAAAAACCCACTATATCTTTTTACAGATAAGTGGGTTATTTATAAAACCAACAAAGAATTATAATATATAAATAACTAAAAATTTAAAAAAGTAAAATAATTATCACTTAAATTTGGGATTATTTTTCCCACTCATCTTTTATTTTTTTAAATAATTCATCCAATGTTTCAGCATTCCAAACCCTTACAATACTTCCATCAGGGTATTCAAATTCAGCTTGAGGGACCCAATTGACTCCTGTTTCTTCAACAGCAACATCCCATCCTTGATATAATTCACTTTCTAACGCTTCGTAAGGGATATTATCATTATCTAACATACCTTTCATTTCAATACAGTCTGGACATCCAAACTTTGTCCAAATAAACAATTTTTTCATACTACCAATTTATTAAATTTATTTAATCTTTCTTTACTGATTTCAATATATAATTCATTCATATCAAAACCAATATAATTTCTATTATTATTGTAAGATGCTACCCCTGTTGAAGCCACACCGTTAAAAGGATCTAAAACTAAATCACCTTCTCTTGTCAGCCATTTAACAAAAAATTCAGGTAATTCAGGATTAAATGGTGCGGGATGCCTTCCTGAACTTTCATCTCTTACAGTCGCAGCTGTATTGAATTGAAATAATGTACCAGGAACTTTACCTAACGGATTTACATTAACCTTTTTCTTTTTTGTGTTATCAGTTAAACCATTTTCGTCAATAACATCATTAGCCATTACTTTATAATCAAATCGTTTAACGGAAGCTTCCGCATATGGTTCTCTTATATCGTCTGTATTACAATAAAAATCTTTAGGTGATTTTACAAAATGAAAAATATATTCAATCCTATCATTTAATCTTTTCTTACCACCTGTCGGTAAAGCGGCTTTCTTACCCCAAATATATCTATCGTATAGTTTGAAATCTGTTTCCCTTACAATACGACAAACTAAATCCATAACATAGATACTTCTTTCACCATTAGATACCTTATCATTTATATTCATAATAAATGAACCATCATCAGTTAGTTTATTATAAAAATCTTTGATAACCGGTATAAACCAATCTGCAAAAGTATTCTCATTATATAATTTAACTTTCTTACCATAATTTACTGTGTTAGCATAATCAGGTGATGTAACAATAAGATTAATTGACTTATCATCCATTTGTTTGATTAAATCTTCCGTTAATCCTTTATGTATTTTATTTATTTCCAAACCCATCTTCTAATTCCCAATCCAAAGGGACTCCATTTTTATGTTCAAATCTTTTTTGTAATTCACCTGTTTTTATATATTTTTTATAAAAATCAGGGTTATATAATTCAATTAATTGTTCATTCCAAGATATTTTTTCTATTCTTCTCAACAATTCAATCCAATGTTCTTTAATTAACCCCTTTTTAAACTCCCCATTTATTAGTTGAAAGTTAATAACATTAATTAAATGAGATATTGTCATATCCTCAGTTTTTTTAATTTTAGTCGTTTTCATTCCAAATATTATTATATTTTACTTTACTCTTTTCCTTAGTAAAAACAACCCAATAACAATGATATTTCCTTGCGTGCATCTGAACTTTATGCTTACCTGATAATATCCTATTTTTAGTTGTTTGAATAAACAAATCCTTACAATAGAATCCATGTCTTATACCATAATTAATTACTTCAATATGTGATAAGTATTGCTTTGAAGAACTAATAGTATCTTGACATTTTACAATTAGAACACCTTTTTCATTCATTATTCTTGAGAACTCACCTATCGCAGCGTCATAGAATTTCCAAAGTTCTTCAATATTTTTAAATGAACCAAATCTATTTGATATAATATTTGAACCTAATTTACCTTTAGAACTATTAGGCGTTCCAACAACAAATGGTGGATCGAACATAATACTATTTACCGAATTATCAGGTAATGGTAATTTATCGGCAGACGCTTGAATAGTATCTTCCGTTTGTGGGTATAAATCAAACTTATGTTTTGGTTCTGGTATAATTGTTTTCTTATAAAAATTACCCTTAGAATATGTCGGATCGACATCTATTTGTTTAGATGGGATATACAATTTTAATATATTATCTATAATAATAGATTGTTCATCCGATACCGATTTAATAACATCTTTATTTGTTTTAGCGAATTCTATCATTTGTATAATACCTCCGTGATTGGATCTAAAACACCATAAGTGTCTAACATAGTTTTTAATTCCTTAGCTTTATTAATATACCAAACAGATTTTTTAAAATCTTGTTCCAATGATTGATTTGGTTTATCACCCATACGCATTTTATATTTAAAGGCGTTCATCTCACAAAAAGCAATTGTTTTTTCAACACCCCAAATATCTACCATCATATCAATAACTTCTTTACTAAAAGTATTATAATGGTTTGGGTGATTCACATGTTCATATTCCTTGTTTTCCATATATACACAAGGTTAATAAAAAAAAACTAAAAAGAAAACCTAGTTATAAAACACTAGAAAGTGTGGTTAATTTTAATAACGCATCTAATATTGATCTACAATTACCAAAATTTATATTTAAATTAACACCCTTTATTTTATCAAATAAATTAATTAATGATAATATTATAGATAACCTAGCCTTTATTTTTTCACTTACAATTTGTAATATTAAACCTTGTATTATTAACCATATATTATCAGCAACTAATTTATATATTTTCTTATATATTTCACTAATAATACTTTTAAACATATCAAATAAAGATTTCGTATATTTTTGTAAAAAACTTTCAAATCCCTCACCCCATTCGATACCACCTACTTCAGTTAAAATAGCAAATAATAATATTACTTTTGGTGATAATAATAATCTAGAAATATTATTTGGTATTTGATTAATTATACCTGACTTGAAATCAATATTTAGTGTAGGTAAAGATCCAGGACTCTCATTTATTGGATTACCACCTGTAGATATATTATTACCTAACCCATTAGCATTATTTTGATATGAATTATTTAATACCCCATCAATATTGTTTAATATACTATTTAATTGATTAATTTCATCATTTATCTGATCATAAGCTTCCAATACTATTTCATTTGTTATTGGTGTTTCTATTGGTTGGCATAGTATTTGATTTATTTTGTTTGTAAAATCATCTGATAGTGTATCATATTCATTATATTTAGAAATTCTTTCAGATAAAATCTGACTTAAAGGTTTTCCTTTATTATTTAATAAATCAACCAATATAGCATCTTTTTCTGTTTTATCTTTTCCTATATCATTTAATGTAGGCGCACAAGCGTTTCTTACGTCGTTTACTAATTTATTTAAAAATTGTAATCTTTTTCGTAATTCTTTATTTGGTTTTTGTGATATACTAAATAAAGATTTAAAGAAATCATTATCAATAATAGTAAGTGAATTTACATATTCATTCACAAATACACTTACAGGTTGATTTATATATTTGGGATTTATTCTAAAACTTAAAACTTGTGTTGATTGATTAAAACTTATATTTGTTAATAAATCTTGCCATGATGTCGCACCTGCCGAACCGTTTAACGTATCATAAATAAATCTATTTAATCCACTACTTACTTCATAAGCACCACTTACATCATCTAATGGGTTTGTCTTTAATAGAAAAAAATAATCTATACTTGATACCGATAACTCAATATTATTAGTTCCATCTGTATACTCAGGTTTTATTACGAAATCATTATTACAAAAAAAAGATTTAAGAATTACTTTTTTTAAACCTTCTTTAAGGTTAGTATTTAACGTTTCTATATCACCTAATACTGAATTTAAAACTTCTTGAACAGCCTGTTTCTTACCTTTCATAGTTCCAAGTAAGTCCATTAGAAAATCAAATGGATCATCTTTAGGAATTCTTAAAGAAGGTAATGAATAGTTAGTTACCTGCAATAACAGTTTTTCTTTTTTTAATTGCTCAATGGTAATTAAAAAATTTTGAACTCTATCAATAATAAGTTTTTTATCTGCTTGTCCGGTATTAGCCATTATTCACCACTAATATTAATTTTACCTTCTTTTATTTCTTTAACCAATTTACGCATTTCAGCCTTTTGCTCTTTTGATATTTGTTTTGTTGAAGAATCATCATTTTTAATGTTACCCTTCTTATTCATTATATCAGCCATTAATTTTGCTAACTCAAGCTTTTTACCTATTGAAGAATCTATAACCTTTAATAATTCATTATTAATTTTACCTACCATAGCTACATCACTATTTTCTTCAACGTTCTTTAAATACTTATTTAATAAACCTAAAGCTTTGTTTCTCTGATCTACTACTTCACAATATGTTTCTTGGAGTAATGAAGTTAAACTTTCATCATTAAACTCTAATTTTTGTTTTGCCATATATATAAATATATATAAAAAATATTACTGGCCTTCTATAGGTACTATTATAATATAGAGAGTTAAATATATTAATACTAGTATATGTTAATAATGATCAATATAGAGAGTTAAATATATTAATACTAGAGATATTGTACTGATCAATATAAAAAAATTTATTTTAAAATAAATAGTTATTGATTTTTTTAATCAAAATAATTATAATTACATAGATGATAGAATTAAATGATATTAGTAAAATTAAGGCTCTTGATATATTAAAAAATTATGTAGGTGATAACCCTTATATTTTAGAATTAAAAAAAAAGAGAGAAGATAAATCATTCTTACCTATAACTGAAAACCAATCAAAATATATTATAAGTAATCATACTTTTCAAGTAAAAGAAGTAAATAAATTTTTAGATCTAACTAATTTTTTTAGGAATTCATTAATGAGAGAATTTAATATTTCAACTCAGATTGAAAAGATATTAATTGAAAAGATATTTGGCGAACAAGAAAAAGTATATCATGCACAAGTTAAGATCCTTAAAAATAGACCATCTGAAATAATTTGGATACCTAAATCTCAATTAAATGAGGATTTATTTAAAGTAATTCCGGAAGTAAATGTTAATTGGGATAAATATTCTTCAAGACTTCCTATGAAACATCAGGAAGAAGCTATTATTAAATTACTTCAAAATGATAAGTTTTTATTATTAGATACACCAGGTTTAGGTAAAACTACATCATCTATTATTGCAGCATTAGAATCAGGATCTCAAAAAATATTAATTATATGTCCTGCATCTCTTAAACTTAATTGGAAAAAAGAAATATCTATTTATGATAACCCTAATAATGTATCAATCATTCAACGTGAATGGACACCTAATAAATGGACAATTATAAATTATGATATCTTAGATAAATTTAATACTATTGAAAAACCTAAAAAAGGGAAAAAACCTAAATTTAAACATCAGGAATATGATAAAGAAGTTGTCAATAATCATATAATTAATGAAAAATTTGATTTGATTATTATTGACGAGTCACACTATTTGAAATCAAATAGCAGTAATCGTACAAAACATGTTAAAAAAATCATTAAATCTATTAAAAAAAGATGGTTTCTAACTGGTACGCCAATAACAAATAAACCTATAGATATATTTTCATTACTTTCAATGGTGGAACACCCACTTTCAACTAATTATAATTCATTTTTATATACGTATTGTAATGCTAAAACAATGATGATAAAAGGTAGAAGAATAATTAAAGCTGATGGTGCTTCGAACTTAGAAGAATTAAATAGAAGGATTAAACCTGTTTCGATTAGAAGAAGAAAAGAAGATGTGTTAGATTTACCGGATAAAATTATTTCACCAGTTTATTTACAAATGGAAAGTGATGAACTTATTGAATATGAATTGTCAGTTGAAAGATATATTCAAATGAGAGAAGAACAGGGTAAAAATCTATCTAATAATAAATTAGTTGAATTGGCTGTATTAAGAAGATGGGTTGCAGAAAATAAATTAAAATATACTAAAGAACTAATAAATAATTCATTAGAGAGTGATAAAAAAGTAATTGTCTTTACAGACTATACTTCAGTTGTTAATACATTGAAAGAAGAATATAAAGATATTTGTACAGTTATTAATGGTGAAACATCACAAAAAGATAGACAAAGGGCGGTTGAAGATTTTCAAAATAATCCTGATGTTAAATTATTTATTGGTAATACCGTTGCCGCTGGTGTTGGTTTAACATTAACAGCTGCAGAAGTTGTTATTGTTAACGATTTAAATTTTACACCCGCAAATGTAGATCAATCATTAGATAGGGCTTATAGGATTGGTCAAACTAAAGATGTAATATGTTATTTCCCATTATTTGATGATACTATTGATACTATCGTATATGATGTATTAAATAAAAAAAGGGATATTATTAATATGGCTATTGATGGTGTTATAGATAATAAAGGAGTTATTGAAGAAGTAATAAATAGAATAGATGAGAAGTATAAAAAATAAAATTAGAAATAATTCCCATATAAATTTCGCTAGAAATTGTATGATTGAATTACTTTCAAAGAAAGATGAGCCTACCGGATTTAGAGAAATAAGTTCATTAGACTTACATAAAATTGAAGAAATATTAAATAGATATAAACCTAGATAATAATTTAATGTTTGTATTTAGTTTTTGATTAAAAAAAACTAATATTAAATACAATATAGATGGTTTCATTTTTAAAAATGAACTATTTATATATAATAAATTCGAACTCGTTAGAGTTGTAATAAACTTTTAAAAATATATATTATGAGCGCAAAAGCACAACCAAAAAACAGCGTATTAGACGCAATCCTTAAGCAGTACGAAAGCAATAAGGTAAAACCAAGAAAAGAAGTAGATTTAACTAAGTACTTCACTACAATGTTACCAAAAGGTAAACTTACAGACAAAAAGAAATTTAGAATCATCCCAACAGAACCAGGTCAATCACCATTTGTAGAAGTGTGGTTTCACAACGTTCAAATTAATGGTGAATGGAAAAAGTTGTATTGTCCTGAAAAAAATGCTGGCGACCCTTGTCCATTTTGTGAGGTTGCATCTGAATTAGATAAATCCGATTCAAAAGAAGAAAAAGATTTGGCTAAATCATATAAACCTAAAAAATTCTATATTGTAAAAGGTATTGAAAGAGGTAAAGAAAATGAAGGTGTTAAGTTTTGGAGATTCTCACACAATTATAAAGGTACTGGTGTATTTGATAAAATGATTGCCGTTTTTTCTGAAAAAGGTGATATTTCAGACGCTAAAGAAGGTAGAGATTTAATCATCAATATCGGTAAAGATGATAGAGGTAATTCAGTTGTAAGTTCAATCATTCATGATGATAAAGAACCGTTAGGTACAGAAGAACAAATTACTGAATGGATTTCCGATACTATGACTTGGGAAGATGTTTTTAGTAAGAGAGATTATGACTACTTATCAAAAGTAGTTAGAGGTGAAAATCCTTATGAAAAGAAAGATACTTCACCAACTTCAGCTACAAACCAAAAAGAAGATGAAGCCACAATGGATGAAGAACAACCATTTTAATTTTAATGAGCTTGGGTATAAAAAAATACCCAAGCTCATTTTTTTTTAAACTATTTAGAAAATAACAAAAAATAATTATTATTAAGTATGTCAAAAATTAAAGTATATATGTGTGAATCATATACTACAATAGTAGCGAAAGAATCAATTGAAATTGATTCGGAAATGTACGAAGAAACTAAAGGTATGTCAATTGAAGAATTGGAAGAATATATCGAAGAAAATTTTAATAAAATGATTCCAACACCTAATAATAACAGTGAATGGATTTCTTCATTAGAAGAAGAATTAAATGAAATGGAAATGGTTAATGATAAAATCAAAAACCAAGAATCGTGGTTAGAATTTATACATCCTAATGATTGTGAAGAATGTGACGATGATTTTAATATTAGTGAAGAAGATGAATAAATTAATAAAAAATAAAAATATAAATGGCTGGTAAAATAACAAAAAAAGATGAATCAAAGGGTATTGTTAAACCTAAAATAGTTGATAAAAAATCAATTAATTTAGATAAATTAAAAGATTTTAAAAATAAAAATGGGTTTAATGAAGATGTAAAAGATAAAGAATTAGATTGGATTCCTATTTCTAAAGCATTTACAGAAGCCACTGGATTGGCTGGTATTCCAAAAGGTTATATAACTCTATCAAGAGGATTTTCTAATACAGGTAAATCCACATCTTTAATGGAGGCAATTGTGTCATCTCAAAAATTAGGTATTCTACCTGTTATTATCGATACTGAGAATAATTTTAGTTGGGAACATGCTAAAGATATGGGTTTACAGTTTGATGAGATTATTGACGAAGAAACAGGACAAATTGTAAATTATGATGGTTTTTTTATTTTTATTAATAATGAATATCTAATTGATAATTACGGTAAAAAAAGGGATAAAAATAGACAGGAAGCGGTTATTGAAGATGTTGCAGATTTTTGTCATGATTTAATAGATAAACAAAGTGCTGGTGAATTACCATATGAAATATTATTTGCTTGGGATTCAATAGGAACTTTAGATTGCGAACAATGTGTTACATCTAAAAATAGAAATAATATGTGGAACGCAGGAGCGTTAGAAGCTGCATTTAAATCATTAGTTAATCATAGAATTCCTGCTTCAAGAAAAGAAGGTAAACCATTTACAAATACTATGATTGCGGTTCAAAAGATTTGGATTGATAGTATGGGTGCTGGTGTTGTAAAACATAAAGGTGGTGAGGCTTTTTTCTATGGAGCTAGATTAATTTTACATTTTGGTGGAATTCAAGCTCACGGAACTGAAAGATTAAAGGCAACTAGTTCAGGTAGAGAGTATTCTTTTGCTATTGGTACTAAAATTGAAGTCGTAAAAAATCAAATTAACGGTATTCAATTATTAGGTAAAATAATATCAACACCTCACGGATTTATTAGTTACGCCGACTTAGATGATTATAAACGTAAGAATAAAGATTACTTATTAAGTAAATTAGGTAGTGATGATGGTGAAATTGAAATCACATCTGAAGTTGTAAATAGTATTGATTCTGAATAAAAAAACCCTGCTAAACAGGGTTTTTTTATTCATTTAAAATTTGTTGTTCATTTGGAGTATTTTCAGGGGTAGATTCAATTTTTTTATCTTTACTAATTTGTGTTGTTGTCCATCCACCATATCCTAACCATGATCCAATAATAATCATAAAATCAGTTGCACCTAATGTGCAAGCAATAATAGATTTAGTAATAAAAATTATTGTTAAAATTAACATTACTGAAAATATAAAGAATCTTTCAATTCGTTTAGATGATAAAAATGATTTTTTATTTGAGAAGGTATTTAATAATTCACTAAATATCCATTTAATTTTTTCTTTCATGTTTACACTTTTTATTTAAATTTATATTATTGTTTTACAATAAATACAAGAAAATGAAAATTATTAATGAAATCCATAAAGGATATTAAAAAAGAAATTGGTTATATTGAATTTAAATCTTTGATTAATTCAGACTCAATATTAATTCCAATTTATTATCTACGAAATACTAAGAATGGTATTAGAGTTGAGACAAAACATCATCAAATAATTGATGAGTTATTAAAATACTCAAATTTTCGTGATGAAAAAACATATTATTTTAAAGGTGATCCTATTAACTATAGTATAGTTCAATTTAAAAAAACAAAACAAAAATTTGAATTCGGTGAATTAAAATATGGGTTTTTAACCGATTTAGTTATTAATAAAAATACATATCAATTTACTTTAATTTAGTTATTAATAATATAAATGTTATGAAAATAGGTATTGACGTAAATATATTAAGAAACTACATTCCCAGACTAATTGATATGTATTATAAAGAACATGAAAAAAGTCCATTAAATGACGATATAAATCCATATTCGTTAGAAGATAGTTTTGATGATGATATATTTGATTTTATTGGTGAAAACATATTAGAGATATTTGGATTCGCCAAAGAAAGTGAAAGAGGTGTTATTGGTTTTTGTGGTCAATTACAAAAAAATTATAATAATCATCAATTTTATATTATATGTAATGGTTTTGAAATTATGATTCCCAGCACACTACATTTTTTATGTAAAATGAATTGTGATATTCAAGGGTATATTTTTAGGAAAAACTCTATTGACTTATGGGATGAAGTTGATATGATTATAACGGATAGTCCTTTTATATTGGAAAATAAACCTGAAAATAAAAAATCAATTAAGATTAATAAATTTTACAATTTAAAAAGTATAAGTGACTATACAATAAATTCTCTATTAGAAATAGAAGATGAAAGAATACTTTAAAATATTAAACAAAGAATACTTTTTAGATTTAGAAGAAGTAATTAAATGTGTCGAGCAAGGTGAAGGTGAAATAAATATTGGTAAATTCGATGTTTTAAGAATGTGGATAGATCAATTTATTAGTTTAACCGATGTTGAAAAAAATGAAGCAACAGGACAAAGTGAAGAATTAAGTGATAGTGGTAAAATTTTATGGAATACACTATTACGTCATAACATATTAAAAGAAATAGAAGAAAATAAAGCATATTTTAAACCAAAAACAAAATGATTGAAAAATTAAAAGAAAGTCTAGATAAAATAGAAAATAAAGACTTCCAAATTATGTTCCTTACACCTGATTTAAAAGGAACACCAAGAGCATCAGTAGCTGAAATCTATTATCATGTTAAAGAATTAATTAAATTAGGTTACAACGCATCAATTCTACATGAAAATAATGAATATACGAAAGTAGGATCTTGGTTAGGTGAAGAATATGATAATTTACCACATTCATCAATACAAGAAATTGGTGGGACATTTAAAGTCGGTCCTCAGGATTTTTTAATTATCCCTGAATTGTTCGGTAATGTCATTCAACAAACACAAAAACTACCTTGTAAGAGAGTTATTTTAGCACAATCTTACGACTATATTTTAGATATGTTACCTCCAGGAACTAATTGGACTTCATTAGGTGTTAATACATTTATTACCACTTCTGAAACGATTAAACAAGAAATTAATAAGTTGTTTCCAACAACCAATGGATATGTTATAAATCCCCAAATACCTTCTTATTTCAATAATAAGAATAGTCTTAAAAAACCTATCATTGCTATTATGTGTAGGGACGATAGAACTACATCAAAAATAGTTAAAACATTTTATTTAAAATACCCTTTATATTCCTTTATCACATTTAGGGATATTAAACAAATTCCAAGAGAAGAATTATCAAACGTATTAAATGATTATTTCTTATCTGTATGGGTAGACGAATATTCTTCATTTGGAACATTCCCTGTTGAAAGTATTAGATGTGGAACCCCTGTAATTGGTAAAGTCCCAATGATTCAACCTGAATGGATTACTGAAAAAAATGGTATTTGGTTATTTGATGAATTACAAATACCTGAAGCTATCGCTATCTTTAGTAAAAACTTTTTTGAAGATATTGAAGATTTAGAATTATTAAATGAAATTAAAGGTATGGAAAATAAATATACCGAAGAAGAACAATCAAAACAAATTAAAGATGTATACACTAAAATATTTAACGAAAGAAAAGAAGAGTTAAAAATAAATATTAGTAGATTATCAGAACCAAATAATTTAGAACAACCAATAGTATTATAATATGGAAAAAAGTAATATAAGTGTAATTATACCAATTCATACGGTTATTGAATTAGATCAATATTTACCAAAAGCATTAGAAAGTGTTGAAAAAAACACAGTCCAACCTGACGAAATTTTAATTGTTAGATGCGCTTGCCCTGAAGTAACAGAGTTTTTATCAAAATATGATTTCGGTGATATGAAAAAGAAAATCAGAATCGTTGAAACTAAAAAAACAAAAGAGTTTGCTCATATGATAAATTCGGCAGTTGAAGAAGTTAAAACAGACTATTTCTCAATCTTAGAATTTGATGATGAATACTCATCTATTTGGTTCAAAAGCGCTGTTAAATACATTAAGGCTAATTCAGATGTTGATGTATTCTTATCACACGTTATAGATGTGGATCAAAATAATAATTTCATCGGAACAACAAATGAGGTAACATGGTCATTAGGATTTGTTCAAGGGATGACACCTGAAGAAAGTTACGCTAATTTAGGTTTCTTAGATTTAGAAGCGTTAAAATCTTTCCCTAACTTTCAATTAAGCGGGGCTATTATTAAAAAATCAACATTTGAAGATATTGGTGGAATTAAAAATAACCTTAAATTATCGTTTATTTATGAGTTCTTATTAAGAATGACATATAATGGTTATAAAGTTATGACAATCCCTAAATCAGGTTATAAACATATGAATATGAGACCTTATTCTTTATTCTGGAGATATAGAAATGATGATAGATATAAATTATCACAAGATGAAGGTAAGTTTTGGATGCAAACAGCAATGAAAGAATACTTCTTCAATTTCGATAGGGAAATTAAGTATGAGGGAAATTAAAAAATACTTAAAAAATAAAAAGGGTGTTAAATATAAACCTAATACTAATATAGGTATAGGGACAATTGGATTTAATAATGGAAACGATATAATTCGTTTTCCATTATTAAATTATTCTGTTATTACTACACCGACAATGTTGGTATATAATAGATATATCCATCAACTAGTTATAGACTCAAATGATAGAAGTTTAGATAACTTTCTTTTAAATAAAAGAAGTGGTGAAAAATATAGTATTTATATTCATGGCGTTATACTAGAGGGTTGTTTTGTGAAAGAATATAATTATCATGGTTATGATGATAATAATATAGCGACTTTTCGTTTTAGTGTGGATACTTGTATTGTAAATTTATAATAAAATAAGATAAATAAAAAAGAAAATTTTGAGTATCACATATTTTGGTGAAAATGAAGAATACGGAATGTTATTATTTTTAAGTGCTAAGACACAGTATGAAAGAACTGTTATATTTAACGAACACTTAAAATATGCCTTCACTAAGTTAGTTGAAAGTATAATTAGAACCTATGGTTTATTTGATAAAGATGAAGATTTTGAGGAACAATTTAATGATTCTTTATCCTTTATTATGACAAAGATTGAAAATTTTAAACCGGGTAAGATTGGTAAATCAGGAAAACCTGTTAAAGCTTATTCATATTTTGGGACGATAACTAAAAGATATTTAATATCAAAACTTAAAGATAAGTATGAAGAAAAATTAAAATCCACTTCATATGAAGATATATCGCAAGAATTAAATGATGATGAAAGGTTTTCATATCATATTGACGAAGAAAAAAATATTCACAATAAAGAATTTTTCTACGGTTTAGGTGAGTCTATTAAAAAACAAATAGAAACCACCAATATGAAACAAAATGACATTATTATAGGTAAAACAATTATTGAATTATTAGATAGATGGGATACTATATTTGATGATAAAGGGAATCATAAGGGTAGTGTTAAATATAATAAAAACTTAATATTATTATATCTTAGAGAAATAACAGGATTACAGCCAAAAGATATACGAAAATCACTTAAACACTTCAAAAAAGCGTATTTTATTTACAAAAAATCTTCTTTCTAATAGAAATAACTATCGTCATCCCCAACCCATTTAGAATTATGCTCAACATTTGGAATCCAAACATCAACTTTCCAAGTAAGAGTTTCTCCTGTTGATAGACAAAAATTAGTATCATGCCATTCAACAACCCTATTATTTGGCATCGCCAATAAATAACCATCATCGGCGAATATTATATGAGCACACTTATAGTCGGTTGGTTCATCTGAATATGGGTTATCATACCAATCAATCGTAAATTGATATCTACCCCATACTTCTTTTTTTGATTTTAATAAAACTTTACATCTTCTATCCTTCAAATACTGATAAGACACTATATTTGATTTCTCAGAAAAACAATTCCATAATTGCTTATGGTGATAAGGGATATCGTTTATTGGTTCTTTATGAAATATTTCAGATAATGGGACTCTAGATCTTAAAGCACCATAATCAGTCATAATATGAAAAGTTATTATTTTATCTGAATATGACTGTAATCCAAACACATAACAATTATCAAACTTATCGAAGTCCTTATCGTTTTTAGTTAGCCAAGAACGTCTAACTAACGCTTTAAAAGAAGGTATGTCGTAATTCATACTAATTTGATTTTACAAAACTATCCAAAATATTAATATATAATTTTTCTCTTATCGGAACTATTAATTTAGTTCCATCATCTGAAAAAGTTATATCAAATTGAGCTTCATATCTACCTTCTCTTTTAGTATCATTAGCAGTCCATTTATAAATTATATAATACTCTGTTGTTTGATTTATATTCGCTAAAATAATATTAGCTTCTTTATTGGCGACAATTAATTTATTAGTATTTACATCACGCATTGAAAATGTTATTGATGCGTATTCTAATTTATCGTTTAATTTATGATAATCAAACCTACCGTCTTTAATTAAAGCTAAAGTAAGAATTGGTAATGTGCTATTTTTTGTTATAAAGAAATCCATATATATAAATATTATTAAACTATTTTTAAAAAGCCATTAACGTCTTTATATATAGTTCCTGTAGATAAAGATAAAATTTGTGTATAATCAGGAATATATTGAATAATTAAATTACTCGGACATAATCCGTTACTTAATGTTAAATTATTTACAAAAGTCGTACAACTACAATTTGATATAATATTAGAACCGATAATAAAACTTTGTGTATGTGATTGACAAATATTGTTATTATTTCCACCTAATATACCAGAAAAAGAACCGTTTATTAAATTATTGGATCCACCACCAATTATACTATAGCAACCTAAATTTATTTTATTATTATAACCACCACTAATTGTTGATGCAATTTGACATGCTGTGTTACAAAAACCACCACCTATTGTTGATCTATTACCATCCGCTGTGTTACGAAAACCACCACTAATTGTTGCTGAATTATTTCTTGATAAATTACAATAACCTCCAGATACTGTTGAATAAACTCCAGAAACTAAATTACAAAAATCTTTTCTATATGTCGACCCTGCATCTACTCCAGCAATAACTACTGATTGGTCAATACTTTTCCAAGAAATACCTGATGAGTTAGTAGTTAATACTTGACCTGTTGTTCCTGTACTTCCTGAGGCGTAAATATAACCATTAATATCCAAATTTTGGGTAAATGTGGTGTTATTTTTATTTGTTATTATATTGGAACCTAACACAAATGAATTATTATGTGTTGATGTATTATTATATCCACCAAGTATAGACGAGTTATCACCGGTTATATGATTACCACTACCACCTAAAATATTTGAAAAATTACCGTTAATACTATTAAATCTACCACCGCTAATTGTTGCCGCCCCATAAACACTGGATGTTGTATTACAATAACCACCACTAATTGTTGAGTATTGACCTGAAATTGTATTAAATTTACCACCTCCAATAGATGACCAATGATCTAAAATCGTATTACTTTCCCCTCCATTTATTACTGAACACCCTTGATAATAATAAGTTAAACTTATATTTGTAGGTGTTTTAATTAAATTATTAAAACCTCCACCAATAAAATTAGTTGACCCTGAAATTGTGTTATATAAACCTCCACCAATTATTGAGTTTTGTCCGTATAATCTATTAGAATCCCCACCAACAATTGATGAAAACCCACCTGTTAGTTTATTAAGTGATCCACCCCCAATAGTATTATAACAATTAAAATTATCTATACAAGAAGTATCGTTTGTTCCTTGTATTGTATTTAAATAACCACCACCTATTGTTGAATATTCACCTGAGTTATTTATAAAATTACTAACACCGTTTATTATTGTAGAATAATCACCAAATACTACATTATTAGTACCACCAACAACTATTTCTGATTTATCAGGTGTATTACCGGCTATATTATTTATCCCACCACCTATAAATGAATAGTTACCACATGCGGTATTACCACTACCAGATCCAATAAATGCGTAATCACCGTAAACCATATTTGATATACCACCGGTGTTACCCCACTTAACCCCTGTTCGTGTTGAAGTCAATACTTGTCCGGTGGATCCTGAATTATTAAAACTATCAAATAAATATTTTTGTATATCTAAACAATTAACATATGTTGTGTTTGTTCTATCTGAACTTAAACCATTACCTATTATAAATGAATTGTCGTGTGTTAATAAATTTGTATTACCACCTAAAATACCACTACAATTTGAAGTTGATTTATTATATACCCCACCTAAAATCACCGAATCTCTACCTGATACGGTATTATACCAACCACCACCAATAACACCACCTGGTTTTAATATTGTATTGTTGTGACCACCACCAATATATGAGTTAAAATCTGATGCGATATTAAGGGAACCACCACCTATTGTTGATAAACAACCCGATATTGTGTTTTGACAACCACCACCTATTGTTGAATAACACCCTAAAATTTTATTTATATACCCGCCATTAATGACACCATAATCACCCGATATTGTATTATAATATCCACTACCAATATATGAAAATGGTTTTGTTATTATATTAAACCAACCACCGGATATTGTTGAACAATTTGCACTTATCGTATTTTTACAACCACCACCTATTGTTGATACGTTAGATAATATTGTATTTGATTCACCTCCTGATATAACACCACCACGACCATTTGAAGTATTTGTTTGACCACCACTTATAGTTGAATATATTCCGGATGCGATATTATTTTGTTGTATTCTATTTGTTGTTCCAACCACATTTAAATATTCTTGTATAATACCACTACCGGTTAAAGTAATTATTGTTTGATTACTCCCACTAATATTTACCCATTTAACACCTGTTGGTGTTGATGAAAGTATTTGTCCTGTCGCTCCTTGACAATTAAAACTATCGAATAAATGGGTTTGGATGTCTAAACAATTAACATAAGTTGTATTTGTTTTATCAGAAGTTATGTTAGAACCTAAAATAAAAGTATTTGTTTTATTGGTGTAATTATTTTCCCCACCCAATATTCCAGAATTTGAACTAAGTATGGTATTACAATTACCACCACCAATTAAAGATTGATTATTTAAAACTAAATTATTAACACCACCATTAATTACTGAATCATCCCCACTTATTGAGTTATTAGAACCACCACCAATAAATGAATAATTACCCGATGAAGTATTTTGAATCCCGCCGGTAATTGTGGAATAACAACCTAAATTATAGTTAATAAATCCACCTAATACTGATGAATATACCCCTGAAACTAAATTATCGTTATCAACTCTAACACTCGACCCTAATGTTGTACCTGAACTATATAAGTTAGCTGATATTATGATATTAGTATTGTTATTTGATGTTGACGCACTAACCCATTTTATACCTGTTGAAGTCGTAGATAAAACGTATCCGGTTAAACCTGTTGAATTGTTAACATCATATATGTGGTTTTTTACATCTAAATTATTAACAAATGTAGTATTTGATTTATCAGAAGTAATATTAGAACCAACTATAAATGAATTTGTATGGTTTAAAATTTTATTATTTTCCCCACCTATTATTGATGAGCTATCACCACTAATACTATTATTTATACCACCACCTATTACTGAAAAAGAACCTAAATTAGATATGTCATTTAAATATCCGCCACCAATAACTGAACAACACCCATTTGATGTATTATATTTACCACCGGAAATAACACTATCTTTACCGTTAGATGTGTTATGAATACCACCACCTATTACTGAACCTGTGTTTAATGTTGTATTTCTTTCACCGCCACCAATAAATGATTTGTAATTACTAACGGTATTATTCCAACCACCACCTATTACACCCCATGAAGCAATTTGTATCCTGTTACAAAGACCACCAGCTATAGATCCATAATTAGCTGAATTTGTATTACATAATCCACCACCAATAAATGATTGACTACCTGATGAGCTATTTAAAAAACCACCACCAACAAATGAATGATTACCCGAAGCGTTATTACTATAACCACCAACAACAACTGAAAAATCACCAAACGCTGAATTATTTTGACCACCACCAACAAATTCACCTAGATTAGGGGTACAGCCGGCAATATTATTTAAACCACCGACAACAACTGAATAGTTACCACAAGCGGTATTACCACTACCAGATCCAATAAATCCGTAATTACCGATTAAATTATTATTATTACCAACTCCAACGATATTTGAAATCGATGTCCATGTAATACCACTATTTGTCGAAGTTAAAACGTAATTGGTGTTACCGGTACTCCCATCAAAATCTTTTATTGATTTAGCTGTTAGTTGATTTAATTTTAAATTACTGTAATTTATTATGTTTATTGTTGATGACGTATAAACACTATTAGTATAACCTAATTTGAATTCTTCATCGACTTCACTCCAAATAAAAGCAGTATCTTCAGTTATACCTCTATCAATTAAAAAACCGGCATCTTTAGTTGGTATTGTTGTACCTGATGATAAAACAAGTATTGGGTTTGATATGATTAAAGATGATGTATTAATAGTTGTTGCCGTTCCTGAATATAATAAATTACCATTTATAATTAAATTACCATAAATAGTACCCCCACTTATACTTAATTTTTTATTTAGAAGTTGTGATGATGACCCAAGAGGGGTGTCGATATTTACCCAATTAATTAAGCCATTTGATTTATTAATACTTAAAATTTGATTTTCAGAGCCGGGACTATTATTACCATCATATAAGTAACCTCGAATATTAGTGTTATTAATAAAAACAGTATCATTTCTATTCGCATCACCTGCGTTACCTAAAATAACGACATTACTACAACCACTATCACTATTATTATAACCTAAAATATATGAATTAACCCCTGTTGAAGTGTTGTTACAACCTAAAACAATTGAACCCTCACCAGATACTACATTATTATAACCACCAACCACAGAGTAGGAACCTAATGCTGAGTTATTACAACCACCAATAACGGAAGATCCGCAATTGGATGTGGTATTACAATTACCACCACCAATTATTGAGTAATTACCGTTATTGTAATTATTCGATCCTGCGAAAATACCTGAGTAATTACCATCGGTGATTGTATTATTGGTTCCACCACCAATTATTGAACAAACACCTTTATTTTGATCGTCAACATTACCACCTATAAAATTATATTCACCACCGCCAATTAATGATATATTGCCAAAAACAGTGTTATAATTACCACCACCTATAAATGATCCTTTATTTATTCCTAATGTATTATATTTACCACCCGAAATGACTTGAAATGAGTCAACACCCCTACCAAGTATCGTATTAAACGCTCCTCCCCCAATTGATGAATAAGAACCGGATAATGTGTTATTTAATCCACCATTAATTAATGACAAACAACTTTCACCTTCCGATATTGAATTTTGCTGACCTGAGCCAATAAAACCCCAATTACCATCTAATAAATTAGATTGACCACCTACAAGAACATTATAGTTATCAATAGTTATAGTGTTATTATCCCCACCACCTATAAATGAAGAACCTTGAATACCTAATAATCCAGGTCCGCCACCACCTATAATTACGTTACTATTACCGCCTGAATTACCCCAACAAAAACCATCTGATGTAGCGACTATAAATTGACCTGTTAAACCTGGTGATCCTACATTATCGTATATATAATCTTTAATGTTTATAGACTCTACAAATGAAGTATTTGTTGTTGTAGCGGTTAAATTACTACCTAAAATAACGGAATTAGTTTTATCCGTGTAGTTATTAACGCCACCAATAATAGTAGAACAATTACCAATCGCCGAATTATTAGACCCATTTCTTACGGTTGAATAACTACCAGTTCCTTGTGTTATGGTATTACCTGTATAATTTGAGAAAAAATTAATATCTATTTTTTCATCTAATATGTTTTTAGTATCAGATGTATATTGATAAAATGTATCATTTTGAACAACCGGTATAGAATCAACAAAATCATTTATTATGATTTTATTTGATGTATTACTTGATATACTATATAGTAATAATAAATCTTCAGACGGTTTTACTTGCCCGCTGTTTATACCTGTTAAATCTTTTAATATTCTTCCTTGTGCCATGTTTATAAATAGTTGTTTTATATGATTAAATATTCTTCTTCGTTAATATTTGTATTTGGATTATTTTCTTGTATATTTAGATTGTATCCGCTAAAATCATCAGTAATTAAGGGGTTATCGATAATTTGAGATACACATGGTAATAATTCACAACCATATTCAGGTAAAACTATTTTCCTACCACCAAAATTACCTTTAAAATTATATCTACATTTATCAATATTATAATTATGTCTTATTTCGCCAATATCTAATGGTTTTTCATACATTTTAAATGAACTAATACCACCTAAATATGTTCCAGCAAAATAATTTTGAATGAGTAACTCACTATTTGTTCCACCTGTATATTTACCTAAAAATAAATCATATGGTGTAAAATCTTTATAGTTACTAGCATTCCACAATTCCATTACATCTTCCCAATTCATTTGAATATTATTCCAAATTAAAGGTGTTTCTTTTAAAAGTGAAACTTGACTTTGAAATAAACCTGAACTACCACCACCTAAACTTATTGTAAATGGAACTCCTTCTTGCTTTGAAGGATCTGTTGGTAATTCATAAGGTATAAACTCCGTAAAACCTGTTACAATCCAATAAGGTCTGCCATTCACATATGTCTTTAATGTTCCATTCTTATATTTACCGTAATCTAACTCACAATCTGTTTGATATGGATAATCTCTTTCCCATTTAATAGTTAAATTTACCCAAGTTGATAATGTATTTGGATTACACTCACCACAAGTATAACCTGTAAACATAGGAATTGGTGCGTATTCTTCAACTATTTTCGGTTCAGTTATTTCGGTATATCCTGATGTAATAATAACTTCACCACATCTATTAGTTCCTGTGTAAGCGCTTATAATACAGTATGTATTCGTTGTTATTCTCCTATAACCTAATTTAAAATCAGGTGTCACCCTGAAACCTAATACGTTATCTGTTATTCCTGACCAAATTATCGGTGTGTAATCCCAATTATAATACTCATCACCGCAATTCCTACAACCATTAGAACATGAACAAGTCCCATAACCGGGTATTAACATATTATTTTGAATTAAATTGTTTTCTTGAATTTCAATGTATGGATCTAACGAAATATCTGTTGATGTTCTTAATTCTTGACTTGTTATTGTTGTTGGGTTTAAAGTTAAACCACTTAAAAAAGTATTAAATGCTAAACTTGTTATACCTGTAAATGAATCATAAAATTTATTTTCTTGCCTTACACCAAAATATAAGAAGAAGCCTGTATTACCGGTAAAAGTATCGTTTAATGTTAATCCGGTAAAATTAGTAAATAAGTTAGGATTATATTTAGTATTTAAATTTAATTGAACCGTCCATCCCTTATTAAATCTTTTTTGAATTAATTGATATGGGTATCCGTATAATTTATAAAAACCATTAAAATAACCACCACCAAATTCTATATATTGCCCACTAGTATCATTCCATAATTGTAATGGGAAATCATAATTTGTTGTCCCATACGGAAATACTCTCCACAATTTAAGATTAGTATTACCACTTACAAATGTTAAAGTTTCACCAGTAAAAGAAAGTGTTGTTGCCGTATATTCACCTAATACTTGATAATCTAAAGGGTTTTGTCCTATTATATAATTAGAACCGTCTGTTTGAGTTCCAACGTTAATCGATGTTAATCCAATATCATTTAAGGTAAAACCTGATGTGTATTGTTTAGACGAGTACGTAGGGGTTTCTATATATTGAATAGCACCATCTATTATATGAATATTTGTGTCGGTTGAATCAAAATCAAAATTAAAAATTAAACCATTATTTATAATATCTGTTGAATATAAGTAATTTGGTATGTATTGATCGGGCGTTAATTCATAATCCCAATAATCCATAAATGGAAGAACTAGGTCTAAATTATTAAAATTAGTTTGTCTATTATAGTTATATCCCATTATATTAATAAATAAGGTGTTTGGAATGGTCTGTATTTTAATATCGTATTTAAATTTTCGGCTTCATTAGCCTTTCTTTCTAACATCTTAGGCTGACTAATTCGGTCTAAATAATCCTTTAATTCTGTTATTAGTAATTCTTTTTCTTCTTTAGCTGAACTAGCAAACATTTCATAATCCATTTTAATTTCAGCTCCGGGTGATCCTAAATTTCCACTAAATGTTCCTCTTACATATGCTAACGTTTCTTTACATAATGCAGTAAAATATCTTCTTACCCAATATTTAGCCGGTTCGTTTAAATCTGACCATTGTAATTTACTTAATGGAGTATCACTTGGTAATTTAATAATATCTTTATTTTGTTCAATACATCTTTGTCTTTCTGTATTTACATCGTAATACCAATACCAAACATAATGACCATCAATTCTTCCGGCATTAGCATCAAATCTACCACCAGGTGTTGGTAATAAATGTAAGTATTTTGTCCCTTTCGGACCTGCCGTTACTTTATATATTAACTCACTTCTAATAATTCTATTCTTTAAGTTTCTGTCTGCCGCTCTTAATAATATATCAAATGCTGGCATAACATATAACGCACCTAAACCAATATATTCCGCACCAAAATGAAAGTTCCACACACCTAAAAATGGATCAACAACCGATTGATTTAAAGTTGGTGGGGTGATATACATAACTTCATTTATTTCCCTACCCGCCGGTATTTCGTATATTTGTTGATTTCTTTTTAATACAACATAATCCTTTTTAATTTCCCAAGGTCCATTAGCTTGTAATCCAACTATTTTAGAATAGGCGTAAGTAAATGATGTTTCGTAATTTAAACTTCTGGTAGTTAACGCAAAAGTAATATCTGCAACATCTAAGTTTATACCTTCTAACGAACTCCATTGATTTTCAATCAACCAATTTTGTGTGTATTGGGCGTAATCTTCAATGGCTGTTTGTAATAAATCATCCATTTGTTCATCGGTAAGTTGTATTTTCCTGATGGGAGCACCTAAACGAGATTTAACTTGTTTATATAATGCTAACTTTTCCTCTAATGTTATTTCCATTCTTGGTTGTTATATTTTAGTATTTTGGGTATAAATTTATTAAATATTTTAGGCGAATATTTTATCATAAAATCTAATTCTTCCTGAGCAATATCTTCAGATGGGAAAGTAACTGGTTTAACTTTTTCACCTTTATCGTTAAATTTTGATATAAAACAACAAGTCCCATCATAATATTGAGATAAAAAATATTTTTTAGGTTTATATTTTTCATCTAAGTTAAATGTATCTTTAAATCTATTAACTACTTTCTTATAATCATTTAATTCATCTTTATTAATGAAAATAATATAATAGGTTTTTTCACCACCAAAAGTATGGGTTTTATGTAAATCACCAACTTCATTAATAACACCTTTACTAATAATTACTTTTTTCATAATAATAAATATTTAACTTATCAATTTTATTTACTATATTTTATATATGATAAATAAAATTGCTTATTTTGGAGATTTACATCTTAGACTTTATAAATACCACTACGAATATAAAGATATATTCTTTAATCAATTCATACCGAAATTAAAAGAAATAAAACCAGATAGAATATGTTTCGGAGGTGATTGGGCTCATTCCAAAAATCAAGCAACCCCTGAATTATTTGAAATATCTTGTATATTCTTAAATGAACTTACCAAAATAGCTCCTGTTGTTCTTACGTTAGGTAATCACGATTTATTATTAAATAATTTAGATAGGTTAGATATTTTAACACCTATATTAAATGCTTTAAGTAATGATAAAATTACGTTCTTAAATAAAACAGGGTGTTATGAAGATGAAAATATTGTTTGGTGTGTTTGGGGTATAACTGAAGGTAATACAAAACCTGAAATAATTAGAGAAGAAGGGAAACATTATATTGGATTACAACACGGTCCTTTAAGAGGTTCTACAACTGACTTAAACTTTATATTTGAGGATGGGTTAGATATTGAGGATTTTAATGATTGTGATGTTGCTTTAAATTCCGATATTCATAAAAGAAATGTTATGACAACTGAAAAAGGTATTCCGGTTGTGATGGTGGGTAGTTTGGTACAGCAGTCGCATGGGGAAAAAATAAATAATCACGGATTTTTAGAATATACGATTGAAGATAAAGGTATAAAGTTTCACGATCTCCACAATGATTATGTTTTTATGAATTATAAAATATCATCAATAGATGATATTGAAAATGAAAGTGAAGTACTATTAAATCTATGAGAACATTAAAAGATAACAATTCATTAATTAAAAAGTGGGAATATAGTGGACTTTTAAAGTATACCCAAAACCCTAAAATGATGGCTTATTGTTTAGAATATTCTGCTAAAACATTACTTGATTCAGGTATAAGTGAAAATAACGGTATGATTATCCCAATAATATTTAGGGTAATAAATAATATAAAACCAACATTTAGACACGATAGTAAAATAATTATTAAAGATATTATGGAAAGATTTCCAAATTTTATGTTGGATAAAAGAAGGGTTATTGATGATTTAAAATTTTTTACTAGTATGGATTGGGAAGCGGAAATGTGTCAATTATTTGTTGAGGAATATTTAAAGATATATGAGAACAATAAATCAATACGTTAGTAGAAAAAAAACTAAAAAAACTTTTACCGAACAATGGGGGGCGTTATTGAATGGTGTTATAATGCCAACAATACAAAGATTTACCCACAGAACATTAGGTGAAGATATAGTGTCAGTTCAACCAATGGAGGCGCCTATTGGTATTCTTAATTACATAGATTTTCAATACGGAGTTGCGTCAGAATCAACATTTCCTTTTTGGAAAATTAAAGTTATATTTAATAAAAAAAAATAATATGGATTTAAGGGCAAAAATTGAAAAAAATAAAACACGATTTATTGATAGTGTTAAAAATTATGGTAATTTCATTACTGATGAATTATACGAATTTTTAGGTGAAGATTTATGGACATCACCAGCATCAACTACATTACAATTACATAATTGTTTTCCTGGTGGATTAGTTGATCATATATTAAAAGTTACGGCTTATGCTGTCAAGATAAATGATACATTACCTGAAAAACTTAGAGTTGATAAATCATCAATTATTAAAGTTTGTTTCCTACATCAAATTGGTAAAATTAAACTATATTTATTAAATGATACTGATTGGGAAATTAAAAGAGGTATCTTATATAAGTTTAATGAAGAACTACCGTCTATGAAAATAAGTGAGAGGGGTTTATTCTATTGTAATCAATATGGTGTGAAATTATCAGATGTTGAGTTCCAAGCGATAATGAATTTTGAAAAAACTGATGAAGATAGACAATCAAGATGGTATAGTGATATATTATCGATAATATTAAAACAAGCTATTGAACTCGCTATTTTTGAAGAAAAACAATCAAATGAGAAGTCTTAAAGAAATAGTAGCATATAGAAGTTTTAACAATAATAAGTTTAACCTCATTCTCACACCGAGACAATGGGGTTTAACTACGTTATTAATTAGTTATATAAATCAAATACCAAATGGTAAATCAATATTATTTGGTGTGAGTAATCCTACTATGGTTATAGAAACTAACAGAAGAATAACACACTCTAATTGTAGAATTCAAATCATTCACGAATCAAGTTTAATTGGATATGGATTTGATTATATTATATGTGATAATTTTTTTAATGATAGTTGGATTCAAAAATTAGTGTTAATAGCACCAGTTTTAAACCCAAATGGTAAGATAATATTAGCGGATAGTGGTAGGTGTTTAGGGTATCAAATGGAATATTTTAGAAACTACAATAAAATAATAAAAACAAGTTTAGATAATGGATGATGTAAGAAAAAAGATGATGGGTTTGGTTACGGCTTTCTTTATGGGTTTAAATGAGGCAGATAAACAAATCTTAAAATCTCAATTAAACACTGTTGATGAATCACAACTAGGTCATCACCAAATGAATATTAAAAGCCCGTTTTTAAATGGGATAAATCAAGGTAAGATAACTGAAGAACAAAGACAACATTTTTATAAGGTATTACACCTTGCAGAACAAAAATGGAGAACATCAAAAGGATTTGATGATCCTGAAAAAATGAGAACATTGATGGAAAAAAGGGGAATGAATGGTGTATTAGAAAGTATTAGTTGTGAGCCAATAGATATGGGGCTTAGTAATGAATTTTACTACCCTGTAAGAACAAATGCTGAACAATTTGAAATTGAAAAGATTGCTGAGAATATGTTGGTATATGACAATGAAATTAAATTTAGGTGTCCTATGTTTAATAATAGGAGAATATTTGAAAATATAAGAGGTGAGGGTAATGTATTAAGGGAATTAATGAATACAACACAAGTTGAATGGGATAAAAAAGAATTTGACAATGTGGGTGTTAAATACACTTATAATACATATGATTATAATGTAAGTTATAAGAATACAATAAAAGAAAATGATGACTATTTTTTAGTTGTGTTTAATAAAAATAATATAATATAATATGGAAAACGGATTTATAATAATAAAGAAAGAAACTCTTCAGGAGTTAGTTAAAAATTTCTATAAGGTGTGTAGTCTAGCGGATGAATGTAATATTTACGAACATGATTATTTAGATGAGTCAATGCAAGAAATGAAGTCTTGGGTGGATGATAAATTTGGTAGAACTATTAAAGAAGAGACTTATGAATAATAATATGGAAAATATATTTTTAAAATGTGAATGTCATTCTCACGGACTTGAAGTCGAAGTTGATAGAAACTCTGAAAACCCAAATAATTCAGAGTTTATGTTTAGTATTTGGGAGTATGGTAAAAAAACCAAACCATCATTTAAACAAAGATGGGATTATTTTTGGACTGGTAATAATGATATGATTAACGATCACGTTATTATGGATCTAAAAAAAGCGTCTGAATTATCAAAATATTTGGTATCTAATATTGATAAAATTAATGTGGATATTAAAAAACATAACTCTTCTAATGGTTTAATTAGGGATTTAATTAAAAAATCTGAAGAAAATTTAGAGAAGATTTTAAAAAGAAAACCTAAAAAAGTTGTACCGACAAAACAACAAGTGGAAAAGGATATTATGGTTAAATCGGAAAAAATTAAAACCGGTAATGATAATAAAATTGAAAAAATTGGTGAATTAATTATTCCTACAAATGGTGCTGGTTTTCAAGGGGGTGAATCAGGTGATGGTTTAAGTGGATTTAGGGGTTAGAAATTAAACCTTAATCTTTATTTTTAGTAGAATATTTACGATACTTAGTCTATGATTAAAAATGGTCTAAGTATCGTTTGTTCTATGCGAGAACACGATAAAGAGTTTGAAGAACACGTTAAAAAAACTATCGGATTAAAGGATTATGAGTTATTGTTTTACATAAATCCAGGAACACATTCACTTACAGAATTATATAATAAAGGATTAAATGAATCCAAGAACAAATACGTTCTTTTCTGTCATAATGATATTAAATACCTTAAATCGGGTTGGGGTAAAAGATACATTGAACAACTTGAAAATAAAGATTATGGTATTATAGGACACGCTGGAACCACAAAATTAACTGAAAGTGGAAGATGGTGGGATGATATGAATTTGATGGTAGGTCAAGTATGGCATCAACACAATGATGAACAATCAGGTAAAACTATGAAATGGGAATCAAAATATTCGGGTAATTTTGGTTATGAGGTAATTAATACTATTAATTTGGATGGCTTAGCTTTCTGTGTTAATAAAGAAAAAATTAAAGAAAGATTTGATGAAAACATAAAAGGGTTTCACTTTTATGATTTAGATTTTACATTGGCGAATCATATCGCTGGTGTTGAAATTGGTGTTATTTTTGATAACCCTATTTTACATAAATCAATTGGGATGACAGACGAACAATGGGAAACTACGAGACAACAATTTGTTGATAAGTGGATTAATGTCGGTATCCCATTAGAAATTAAACCAATTAACGTATTTCATGATAAACACGTAAATAAACCCTTACCTAAAGAACCTAAATTAGCAATAATTATCCCAAGTAAAAACAACTACGATTTATTAGAAAGGTGTGTTAAATCTATTCAAGAAACGAAGTTTTCTAATTATAAAATTTATATTGCTGACACTGGTTCATTAAAAGTTACGGTTGATAAAATCAAAGAAAATTTATTAAATGATAAAGTGGTGTTAAACCAGTATGGTTACTATAACTTTAGTAAGATTAATAACGATATGGTAAATAATTTTATCGATAAGGATAGTGAGTTAGTATTATTTTGTAACGATGATGTCTATATTAAAGAAGGTGATCCAATTACAAGAATGACTACGATTTACGTTAATAATAAACATGATATTGGGACGATAGGTTTAAGATTACATTTCGGTGAAAGAAGTGGTGATAAGGTAAATAAAGTTCAACATGGCGGTGTAATTGCTTTTACTAATGGACAAGAAATAAGAATAACACATCAAGGGTTAGGTAGTTATTGGGGTTATGAACCAAGTGTGAAAAGAGATGTGTTTGGTAATACGTTTGCTTTTGCTATGACACCTATGAATGTTTGGAAGAAAGTCGGTGGGTTAAATGAAATATTTGAAGAATGTTTTGAGGATGTGGAATTTAATTTAAAATGTATATTAAATGGAAAAACCAATTACTTTATTGGTGATGAATACGCAATTCACGATGAATCATCATCAAGAAATAAATCACAAGAAAAATTACAAAAAGAATCTTTGGATTACCAAAAGATTGTAAAAATAATAAGTGGTTATATGTGGAATGAAAGACTACAAAAATTAATAAAATTTATAAACAAACAATAATGACTAAATTAGGTATAGCATATAATATTTTTGATGACTCAATAGAGTTGTTAGAAAAATCAATTTTATCTGTTAGAAATGTCGCTGATTACATCACAGTAATATATCAAGACATTTCTAATATGGGTAATGAATCTGAAGTAAATTTAAAAGAATTACTAACCGAATATAAAAATAAAGGTTTAATAGATTCTTTTTATTTATATAAACCACAATTAAACGCACCTATTCCACATATTAATGAAATAAATAAAAGGAATATGGGTTTATATGTTTGTCAAGGTGAAGGTTGTACTCATTTTATGTCAATGGATTCTGATGAATTCTATAAAGAAGATGAGTTAAGGAAAGTATTAAACGTAATGGTTGAAGGTGATTATGATTCATCTGCTTGTCAATTACAAACTTATTGGAAGAGCGGTAAATGGGTTTTAAATCCACCTGAAGAATATTATGTTAGTTTAATATATAAAATTAGATCTGGTGTGGATTTTGTATTGGGACACGTATTTCCTGTTTTAGTTGATCCAACAAGAAGAATGAATCCTGGTAATTGTAAAATATTTACAAGGGATGAAATAGAAATGCATCACGCATCATATGTTAGAAATGACATAGCTAAAAAATTATTTAATAGTTCATCTATAAGTAGTTTTGGTGATATTATTGAAGATTTAATTAATTACTTTAATAATTGGAAAGAAGGTGATAAAGCATTTATGCCTGATAGAAATAAATATGATCTTAAAAAAGTGGAAAATTTGTTTAATATATGAAAATAGCTGTTTGTTTACACCTTTTCTATACCGATATGTGGGAAGAAATAACACATTATTTGGATAATATTAATCATCCATATAAATTATATGTTAGTTTAGTAGATAGTTATTATGATGAAAGTATTATGGATAAAATTCACTCGTATAAACCAGATATGGCTACAATTGTTGTGGTTGAAAACAAAGGTGTTGATATTGGTGGATTTTTAAATGTCTATCCGTTAGTTGATGAAGATACTGATTTAATATTAAAAATACACGGTAAGAAAAGTATTGGATTACCTAATAAACCATCAGATATGGTTAAAGTTTATGGTATGGAAAGTGCAATACAAAAAGGTAGAGAATGGTTTGAAAGAAATATGAATGGTATTCTAAAAAACTCAGATTTTGTAGATAGTATAATTGATAGATTTAAAACCGATGAAACTTGTGGTTTAATTGGACATAATTTAGAGACTTACGTTGGACCTAACGACTTTTTAGTAAAAGAATTAATTAAAATGTTTGGGTTAAATCCTAATGTATATGGATCACCATTTATAGATGGGACTATGTTTTGGGTTAGAAACGATTTATTTAAAAAATATTTAACCGAAGATGGTGTTAGAAATATATTAAAAATGATACCAAAAGGTTATCAAAACGAACCATCAATTAACCATTCACTTGAAAGGATTTTTGGTTATATTATAAAAAATGAAAATAAAGAAGTTATTGTTTTATGATATTAAATGAATATTTTGATAAAGCATTTTGTATAAATCTTGACAGAAGAAATGATAGGTGGGAAGAAGTTCAACCAATCTTTATAAAGGAAAATATTGAAATTGAAAGATTTAGTGCTTGTGATGGTAATAAAGAGTTTAATTTACCGATAGTTGAAGGTGGTCCGGCATCAAATGCTGAGTTGGGTGGGACTAAATCACATATGGATGTTATTATAAGAGCGAAAGAATTGGGATTAAAGAATGTTTTAGTTTTTGAAGATGATGTTGATTTAATACCAAATATAAATGAAGAGTTTTCTAAAGTTTTAGAACAGATACCTGATGATTGGGATATGATTTATTTTGGTGGTAATCATGTTGGTGGTTTATTACAAATTAGTCCTAATATATGTAGAGCTGGTAGAACTTATGCTTTACAAATGTATGCGGTAAATGAAAAGTTTTATGATTTGGCTATAAAATATTATTCAGATAAAATTAAATGGGTTTTAAGTGGTAGACAACCATTAAAACCATCGGTAGCTGCGGATTATTTCATTGCGGATTTACACCAAATAATAAATTGTTATGTAATTAAACCACACTTCTCTTGGCAAAGAAAAAGTTATTCTGATTTAGCGGAGCAAGTGGTTGATTATAATTTTTTAAAAAATAAATAAAATATGAAAATAGATGAATTAGCTTTAAAACACGGCACTGATAAATCCAGTTTGGATCACTATTACACCCAATTTTATCAAAAATACTTTGATAAGTATGTTAGTAACCCTAAAAAAATATTAGAGTTAGGTATTTACACAACAACAAAAAGTACTGATTTAGAAACATCGGGTGCATCATTAAAAACATGGTCTGAATATTACCCTGAATCAGATATCTATGGTTTAGATTTAAGCGACTACTCGATATTAGATAATACTTATAAAAATATACACACCTTACCTTGTAATACTGAAATTAGAAAAAATGATGATGTATATAAATTACAAAATCCGTGGCTAAGAGAAATATATACAAACCCTAAACACCAATTAATTGGTGGTGGTGTAGGTTTAGAAGATATTGAAAAAAAATTCGGTAGTGATTTTGATATTATAATTGATGATGGTCCACATACAATGTCAGGACAACAAATATTTTTAGGGTATATGTTTAAGCATTTAAAATCGGGTGGAATATTTGTTATTGAAGATTTGTGTACTTCAGATATTAATAAATGGGGGTCGACATATAATAGTTATCCATTTACCGAAAAAAATACTTTATGGGTGATTAATTATTATATTAAACATAAAAAAATAGTCACAGATTTTATGTTAGAAAATGAGATTAAGTATTTGGAAGATAACATTTCTGAAATGTATTTAGAAACCGCTAATAATTCTGAAATTGTTTTTATAGTTAAAAAATGATAACGTGTGAATTAATGGGTGGTTTAGGAAATCAATTATTCCAAATCGCAACAACAACAGCACTTGCTTTACGAAATAACGATAACGCTTGTTTCGATATTGATGGTCATAAAATAGGGTTACAAGGAAGAGATGCTATAAATTATAAGGAAAATATTTTTAGGAATTTATTAAACCAAAAAATAGAAACAAATAATGTTTTCGAACAAAATGGGTTTCATTATGAAAATATACCTTATTCTAAGAATCTTAAATTAAGTGGTTATTTCCAGAGTGAAAAATATTTCATTGATTATAGGGATGAAATATTAGAATTATTAAGTCCTGGTGAAAAGATAGAAAAATATATTGAACAAAAATTTGGGGAAATATTGAAGAAAAAAACTTGTTCACTCCATGTTAGACATGGTGATTATTTACAATTATCTAATTATCACCCACCATGTTCGGTTAAATATTATACAGAGGCAATTAAAATGTTTGATGATGATACTTTATTTATTATTTTTTCTGACGATATTTCTTGGTGTAAGTCTGTATTTAGAGGAGATAATTTTTTCTTTATAGAAAATGAAGAGGATTATATTGACTTATATATTATGAGCAAATGTTTAGATAATATAATGGCGAATAGCTCATTTAGTTGGTGGGGGAGTTGGTTAAATAAAAACGAAAATAAACGTGTAATTGTTCCGAGTAAATGGTTCGGTAAAGGATATTTTGATTGGAATATAAATGATGTTTATACAAATAAAATGATAAAATTATGATGAATTTTAGTTTTGGAATATGTAAGGGTATTAATTCACCCTTTTTGAAAGAAATAATTTATTCTATACGACAACAAAATATAGATAATTATGAAATAATAATTGTAGGGGAAAAACATACAGAATTTGGTGATGATATTATTAATATAGATTTCGATGAAAGTATTAAACCAGGTTGGATAACTAAAAAGAAAAATTTAATAACTAAGAATGCTAAGTATGAAAATATAGTTTATCTTCACGATTATGTTTATTTTAAACATGACTGGTATAAAGGTCAAATCCTTAAAGGGTGTGATATTAAAATTAGAATGGATAAGATAAAAAACAATAATGGTGATAGATTTAGAGATTGGTGTATTTGGCCTAATAATGATAATGTTATTGATAATATTATAGGTAGAAGTATAATGATACCTTACGATATGACACATTTATCAAAATATATGTATATTAATGGAACTTATTGGATTGCTAACAAAAAAATAATGACAGAATTCCCGTTAAATGAAGATTTAGTTTGGGGTGAAAGTGAGGATGTTGAATGGTCAAAAAGAGTTAGGGAAAAATATAGTTTTGAAATGAATGACTTTTCCGAAGTAAGATTATTAAAACAACATTCAAACCACGATTTTAGTGAATGTAATAATGATATTATAAAAATATTAAAAGAATATGAAAAAAATTAAAATATTTGACGATATATTTTCCCATAATCCTTATAGTTGTTTAAATTGTGTGTCGGATTATATTATTTGGGACGTAAACCCTGAAAAAATAAATGATGGGGATATTATTTTTTTTACTGACATTTCTTTAGAAAAGGTGTTAGAATATAAAGGTAGAAACGTAAAAAAGTATGCTTGGTTATTAGAATCTCCGGCAATTATTAATCAAGATAAAATATTAGAATTAGAAAATGAATTTGATAATATATTCACATTTAGAAATGACTTATTAAAACTATCTAATAAATATAAATTATTATTACATTGGTGTTGTTGGATAAAAAATCAAGATAAACAGATTTATAGTAAAACAAAATCATTATCCATAATAGCCTCTGGGAAGAGGCAAACGGAAGGACATATTTTAAGACATAGTATTATTTCTTTATTCGGTAATAAAATGGATATTTTTGGTCGGGGGTATAATTTTATTGAAGATAAATTAGAAGGATTAAAAGACTATAAATTTCATATTGTCGTTGAAAATATAAAAGAAGATTATTATTTTAGTGAAAAACTATTAGATTGTTTTGCTACTGGAACAATACCGATATATTGGGGGTGTCCTTCTATCGGTGATTTTTTCAATGAAAAAGGTATTTTAATTTTTAATAATATGGATGGTTTATATAATATTTTAAAAAAAATAAATGATGAAAAATATGAAGAACTTTTACCTTACGCTATTGAAAATTTTAAAATATTACAAAAATATAAAACCCCAGAAGATTATTTAATAAATTATAATATACTATGATTAAACTAATACTTTTTGATTTGGATGGTGTTCTTGTAGATGCCAAAAATATACATTACGAAACCTTAAATAATGCCCTACCCTTAGAATATAGGATAGGTTGGGAAGAGCATTTAAGTATTTATGATGGTTTAAAAACCATTCAAAAACTAGAGTTATTAACACATAATAAAGGTTTATCTAAAGATAAATATAACGATATATGGGTGAGTAAACAAAAATTTACACAAGAAAAATTAGAAAATTTAGAAGTATCTTCAGTATTAAAGAATACTATAAAACAATTATCTTTAAATGGGTATAAATTAGGGGTAGCTTCAAATAGCATACGTAAAACAGTAAATTTAGTATTATCTAAATTAGATATAATACAATATTTTGACACTATATTATCTAATGAAGATATTTTTAATAGTAAACCACACCCTGAAATTTATTGGAAGTCAATGTCTATGTTAAATATATTACCAGAAGATACTTTAATTATTGAAGATTCCCCATATGGTTTGTTAGCCGCTAACAGAAGTAATGCTAATATTTATAGAGTTAAAAATCCTAAAGATATAAATTACGATAATATTATAAATGAAATTAAAAAAATAGAAAATAGAAATATGATGCCAAAATGGAAAGATAAAAAATTAAATGTTTTAATACCTATGGCCGGTGCTGGGTCAAGATTTGCTGATGCTGGATATACTTTTCCTAAACCATTAATAGAAGTAAATGGGAAACCAATGATACAAGTGGTTGTTGAAAATCTTAATATTGATGCAAATTACATATATGTTGTTCAAAAAGAACATAGAAAAAAATATAATTTAGATACTTTATTAAATTTAATAACACCGGATTGTAAAATAGTTGAGGTAGAAGGTATTACTGAAGGTGCTGCTTGTACGGCATTATTGGCTAAAGAATTTATAGACAATGATAAACCTCTATTTTTTGCCAATTCGGATCAATTCGTTGAATGGGATTCTACTGAATTTATGTATAAAATGAATGAATCGAATGTTGATGGTGGTATAATAATATTTAAGTCTACACACCCTAAATGGTCATTTGCTAGGTTAAATGATGATGGACTTATAAGTGAAGTCGCTGAAAAAAATCCAATTTCCGATAATGCGACGGTAGGTTTTTATTATTGGAAATATGGTAAAGATTTTGTGAAATACGCAGAACAAATGATTATTAATAACATTAGAGTTAATAATGAATTTTATGTTTGTCCAGTTTTCAATGAAGCTATAAACGATGGTAAGAAAATATTACCATTTAATGCAAAAAATATGTATGGTTTAGGGACACCTGAAGATTTGAATAATTTTTTATTAAATCATAAATAATTTGTGAAAGTTGCGTTATTAATATCTGGACATATGAGGTATTTTAAAGAAACTATACCATCATTAAAAAGATCTATTTTAGATGTTTTAAATCCTGACATATATATTCATACATGGGATGAAGGTGATAGAAGTATGTGGAATAATACTTTAGGTGGTGAAATAAATAACAAATATTTCGATAATTTAGGTATAAATATTAAAAAATTTGTTATAGATAAATGGGGTGACTATGAAGGTCTATTTAATCAAAGGATAATTACTGAATTCCCTAATAGTTTCGCTGTTTACCCTAGACCAGTCAGAGTATTATCTATGTTCTATAAAATACAAAAATGTTATGAATTAATGACGGAAGATTATGATTTTATTATTAGAATTAGACCTGACCTAATATATCCTAATATTATTGATCCTAACATAAACATAAATCACCTATATATGCCTAATAGTCATAACTTCCCAACGATAGAAATTACTGATATGAATTTTGATTTTAATATAGGTGATACACTATTAAGTGGAATTATTGGACAATCTAGTTATTATACCGTAGAACCTGGAGATTGTGCAGGTTATTTAGATCAATTCGCTATGGGTGGTAAAGAAGTGATGAAAAAATATTGTAGTATTTACGATAACATTAATGAATATTATAATAATGGTTGTATTTTTTCTCCTGAAATATTTTTAAAATACCATTTAGATAAAAATAGTGTTACACCAATAAGAAGTGATTTTAGGATTTTTATTTTAAGAAATAGACTTTACCATTAAAAAAAATTAAATATATATTAAAATATGATACACGTTATAACTTATGGTGATGATAGATTTATTAAATCTAGAGAAAGGGCGGTTAAATCTATTGAAAATTTTGTTGATTCCACCAAAATATATACAGATAAAGATTTAGAAAAATTTAAAATAAAATACCCTAAAATTTTATATCATAACGCCAGAGGTGGCGGGTTTTGGTTGTATAAATCACTTTTTTTAAAAGAAACATTTAGTAATTGTAATGAAGGTGATATGATTATATGGATGGATTCCGGAACAGATTTTATAGGGGATAAAGATGATATTACTACGTTATTAAATATTGCGACGAATAATGGTGGATTTTGTTTATTTAAACAAGTAAATATAAATAAAGTTTGGACTAAACGAGATTGTTTTGTTTATATGGGTTGTGATTCGGAAGATTACTATAATGCCTTACAATGTGACGCAGCCATTCAAGTGTATGTTAAAAACGATAGAACTGATAAATTTATAGATGAATTATTAAAATATTGTGAGGATTATAGGATTATAACTGATTCACCAAACGAATGTGGATTACCTAACTTAATGGGTTTTAAAGATCATAGACACGATCAATCAATACTTACTAACTTATGTGTAAAACATAAAATAAATAGGTTTAAACAACCCACCGAGTATGGCTATGGTTATATTGATTGGGATGGTGATAGTGAAATAATTAATTTAAATGATTATGAAAGACAAGAATCTCATAAATATAAAGTAATATTTAATCATCATAGAGAACGAAGATAATGAACAATTTTTTGAATGCGAGTAATTATAAAATATTGGGGGTAGTTAATTAAAAATTATGATTAAAGTTAATTACTATTTAGTGTCCTATGATAGGCTGTACGATAGAGTAATAGATAATTTAGATAATAATGAATTAGAAACCATTTATTGTTATGCTATACAGAAAAAAATAAAAAAAAATATAACCGATAAAATTAAAACTATTAATGAATGGGATTTAGAATGGAATGATTACCAGTACCAAACAAAACAATATTATGAGTATGGTGCAATAGTTCATCTTTTAAAAAACCCTGATTTAATAAAAAATTGCACACATATAGGGTTATTACATTATGATATTATATTTAATAAAAATTGTTTAAAAGATGTAAAAACAAATTTATGTGATAATAAAGACGTGATACATTATCAATGTATTAGACCGAATAATCAATTACTTTTTACTAAACATCAATTAAATATGATTTGTAAATTTCTTTCTAATAAACTACACATTTCCATAGATCCTGATTATATTTGGACTAATGGTTGGGTGAGTGAAGCGTTGAGTGTAACACCTAAAGAAATTTTCTTAAAGTTTGGACAATTTCTGTTTGATAATAAAACAGAAATTGAAAATATGTTAATAAATAATATGTGGGGATTAATGCAAACCACAAACCACAGGATTTGTGGTTTTGTTGAGAGAATGTGGGGTATATATTTAATGTCTTTAAATATGAAGATGGAAAAATTAAATATTATTCATGATAGAGATTTTTATGAACATCAACACGAAACTGAAATAAATTGGATTACAAATTAAAGAAATGAAAATTAAAGAAAAAATATTATCGATAACTAATAACGATTTGGATGGGTTAGACACCACCTATATTAATAATTACACTTTAACTGGAAATAGACAATATTTTCATGGTAAATCTGGTGATGAACATTATAGATTACTAATGAAAATATCTTCATTCTTTGAAAATAAAATTCTTTTTGATGTGGGGACTAATATCTGTATGTCTGCCATAGCATTACAAAATAATAAAAATACTAACAAAATTAAAAGTTTTGATGTAGAAAAAATTTTAATCGAAAACCCTAAAATAGATAATATAGAATTTATTTTAGGGGATTCAATAGAAGATAATGATTTTATAAACACCCCTTTTATTTTTTTAGATACTTATCATGATGGTATTTACGAAAAAATTGTATATGAACATATAAAAAACAAAAATTGGAAAGGGATTTTAATGTTAGATGATATTCATTTGAATGAGGCTATGATTAATTATTGGAATTCATTTACCGAAGAAAAATATGATTTAACTAACATAGGTCATTGGAGTGGTACGGGTATGGTAATTTTTGAATGATGATTCTAATATCGCATAGAGGTAATATAAATGGTGTTAATAGTAATTTAGAAAATAACCCACAATACATAAATGAAGCACTAAAAAATTATAATGTAGAGGTAGATGTTTGGTGGGTTGATAATGGGTTATATTTAGGTCACGATTCACCACAATATCTTATAACTGAGGAATATTTATGTAACGATAAAATATGGTCTCACGCTAAGAATTTAGATGCTTTGATTATAATGTTAAAAAACCCTAAAATTCATTGTTTTTGGCATGAAAATGATAAAGTAACTTTAACATCTAAAAATTATTTATGGACATTTCCTGGTGTTAAAGGTATTAAAAATAATATTTCCGTTCTTCCAGAAATCTATAATGATAATACTATAAATTCTATTGGTATTTGCTCCGATTATATTAGTAAATACATTTAATTGGTTTTACTATTTCCAACCCCTTATCGGATTTTAAAAATTAGGGTGGGAACCAAAAGTTAAATGCGATGAATTGGTTAAAATTATGATCGATAATTATATGATTACTTAACCATATTGTAGATAGCGTCAACTAAATCTTTGTTTGATTTAATGTCTTTT